ATGTCCGGCAAAAACTCCATTCCCGGTTTTCTCGGTGCCACCCTGGGCGCCATCTTCAAATCGGTGTTCGAAGGCAAGTGCGACTGCGCGAACTGTCGCAAGACCGAATACACCTCGGTCGTGCTGACCGGCGACGCCGCGAAGGCAGTCACCGATTTCGACGCGCTGTATACGGCGAACCGGGCCAAGATCGCGGAGCTGGAAACCGAGATCGTGGCCAGCAGCAAGACCATGTGGGACACCGTCCAGGCAGCCACCGGCACCCAGGACATCGATGGCCTGAAGATCGACAGCGACCACGCCAGCGCCGGCTTCATCTTCCTGCGCGTCCCGGTGACGAAGGCGGACGACGCGACCGACGAGGGCGCCGGCCAGTCCGAGGGCACCACCGCCGAGCCGCCGCTGTCCGGCCAGACCGTCGCCGCCGGCGCCGGCGCCGATCTTGCCGCGGTCGACGGCGATCTTGCCGCGGCCTATCAGGATGCGATCATCCCCGCCCCCGAGCAGCCGCCGTCCATCGCCACCATCGCCGCCTGATCCAGCTTCGCCGGCCGGGCCTTCCCCGCTCAGCCCGTGCCGCCGAGCGCCGCCCTATCCCTCCCCGAGATGAGGGCGGCAATTCGAGGTGCCGGAGGATCCCTTCCCCCAGGGATGCCGGCCAGCAGCTCCGGCACCTCTCCTTTCTCCGATCCGCCCCTTCGCTTTGCCCTGACGGGGCGGTCAGGCGCTCCGGGTTTGAGCCGGACCCGATGCGCCGGAACCGCCGGGGTTTCTCCATCCCCTCCGGCGGCTTTCCTGAACGTCCGGCGCTGCCGGGCCTTCGGGTAAGCCGATCACCAAGAAGGTGCATCCGATGCCGAGACACCCCGCATCCCAAGTTCGCTCCGACCGCCGTGCGCTCGCCAGGGCGTTTCCGCTGACCTTCGTGCCGCCGCGCACAGGCCGTCCGAAGAAGCCGTTGAAAATCGGCATCTTCGAGGAACTGGCGAAGCGCACGATCATCGGGGAAGACGGCAAGTCCCTCTCCCGCCGCCGGCTCGGCAATGCCTTCCATGACTACATCCGCGGCTACCGCTACCACGCCGCGGGTGCCGCCGGTGGCGAGCGCGTCGACCTCGATGGCAATCCGGCCGGGATGGTGACCGAGGAACAGCGTCTCTGGCATCAGGGGATCATGCGGGCCATGGACCGCAGCCGGGAGCGGGCCGCAGAGAAGCGCCGGCATGCCGCTGCCGCCGCCCTGCCCCAGGCCGCGGAGTAACCGGCTATGGGGGTCCGGTTCCTCTTCTACGGCGATTACACCGACCGGTGGGGCGATCTGCTGACTTGGATGGGTTATGCCGAGGATGAAGCGGACGCCCTGCGCCAGCTCAAGCAGGACGCCGGCAACTTCAGCCGCGGTTACGCCATAGACCCGAACTGGACCCTTGCGCTTGAGGACGGCAGGAAGCCGGTCCCTCGCGCCGAATATGAGCGGCTGACAGCCGCAGGCACTCACCTTCCCCCGTCCGGCCGCGATGAGCATCCCGCAGCCGCACGCATCGCCGCGGAGTGACCACCATGGCCACCAAGCACGTTTTCCGCACAACCCATGAGCAGATCGAAGGCGACCGCGTGATCCAGCGGTCCGAGGTCCAGATCCATTTCACCTACCAGCGGGCGGAGCAGCCGACTTTCGACCCCGTCCGCGGCGGCTCACCCGGTGGCCCAGCGGAGATCGAGTTCATCAAAGCCGAAATCCTCTGCGGCCCCGGTACCGAGTCCCGGATCACCCGCAGTGCGCCGGCGCACATCGTGTCCTGGGCCGAACATTACTGCCGGGACTTCGACGACGACCTCATCAGGGAAGCGGAAAGCGACATCGCCGCACAGCGCGCCGCTGCTGACGACGCTTGGTTCGACCGACGCAAGGACGAACGCATCGCCCGCCACGCGGCCTGATCACTCCTTCTCTCCCCTCCCCTCTTCTCACCATTTCCAGCAAGGAAGCCCCAATGAACGCCATGTCTCCTTCCGTGATCCCGACCCGCTCGGTGTCGACCTCCACCCGAGAGGCTCCCGCCGCCCGCCGCGTTGGCCGTCCGAAGACCGGAAAGCCGAATCCGATCGACATCCATGTCGGCTCCCGCGTCCGTCTCCGTCGCACCCTCCTCGGCATGAGCCAGGAGAAGCTGGGCGAGGCCATCGGCCTGACCTTCCAGCAGGTGCAGAAGTACGAGCGTGGCGCCAACCGGATCGGCTCGTCACGGCTCTTCGATCTCAGCCGTGTGCTGGACGTGCCGATTTCCTTCTTCTTCGACGACATGCCGGAAGAAGTCGCCACCGCCCGCGTCGAGGACGACGATGCCGGCGGATCGGAGGAAGCCGCCAGCGTCAGCCATGATCCGGACCCGATGGCGAAGCGCGAAACGCTGGAGCTGGTCCGCGCCTATTACAAGATCAACGATCCGACGGTCCGCAAGCGCCTGTTCGAGCTGACCAAGGCGATGGGCAAGGCCGATCTCGCCAGCGAGCCGGCCGACGACAGCACCGTGACGGCCTGATCGCCATGCGACGTGCCCCCGCCTCCCCCGTATCGGCCCATGCCGGGCTGCTGGTGACCATCGCCGCGTGTTTGGTCATCGGCGGGGTCTCGGCTGTGGGGCTGGTTCTCGCCTGGGTGTCCGCGGCTCCGCATCGTGGGACCGTCGGCTTCCCCTTCACCGGACACATCGTGGAAACCACGCCATGAACATGATCGCACCGGTCCCGGCTCCAGAACCGGGGCTCTATGACAGCATCCCGGAGGAGCAGTATCACGCCAGCGAGGGGGTGTCGGTCAGCAGGTTGAAGACCTTCGCGAAGGCGCCGGCCAAGGCTCGCTACGGACAGAACAAGGAAACGGGATCGCTCCGCTTCGGGTCGCTGATCCACACCGCCATTCTGGAGCCGGCACAGCTCGATATGCGGTACATGGTCACCGACCTGGAGCGTTTCGATCCGCGCACCGCCGCCTACAAGGAAGAGATGCTGAAGGCCAACGGCCGGGAACTGGTCAAGCGTGCCGAATATGAGCAGGCCCTTCGGATCCAGGATGCCGTCCACGCCCATCCGGCTGCCGGCGCGCTTCTCGTCGGCGACCTGCGGGTCGAGCAGTCTTTCTACTGGATCGATCCCGAGACAGGCCTTCTCTGCCGCGGTCGCGCGGACAGTCTTCGGATGGAACTGCGGGCCATCGTTGATCTGAAGTCTACCACCGACGCCGGTCCTGATCCCCGCGGCTTCGCCATGAGCTGCGGTGAATACAAATACCACTGGCAGGACGCCTACTACCGCGAGGGCATTGAGGCAGTCACTGGATGGACGCCGGAGGCCTTCATCTTCATCGCCGTGGAGAAGGAACCGCCCTATCTGGTCGGAACCTACGAGTTGGAACCGCGCGCCGTCGAGCGGGGGCGCGAAGACGTTCACGAGCAGCTCCGCCTCTATGCCAGATGCCTGAAGGACGATTACTGGCCCGGCTATTCCGGGCAGATCGAACCCCTTGCCATGCCGACTTGGGCCTACGCCTGAGGCCCTGTCGTTCGCCCGAATTGGAGCTTCCCATGAGCATCGACACCATGCGTTCCCAGCGTCAAACGCCGGTTGGCGCTCCCCCGCGTCGCCCCACATCCGCTGGCGGGCCCGCGACTCCGCCTCCTGAGCCCGGCTTGCCGACCATCACCGTCGGCTTTGGAGATCTGGCAAGCTGGGAGTTCACCCAGCGCGTCGCCTTAGGTCTCGCTTCATCCTCCCTGGTCCCGACCGCCTATCAGCGCCGCACCCTCAACAAGCGGACCGGCGAGTGGGAGGATAACCCGTCCGCCATCCCCAACTGCATCATCGCCCTGAACATGGCGAACCGCATTGGCGCCGATCCGCTGATGGTGATGCAGAACCTTTACATCGTGGAGGGGCGGCCGAGTTGGTCGAGCCAGTTCGTCATCTCTGCGATCAACAGCTCCGGCCGGTTCACGAGCCTGCAATACCGGGTGCGGATCGATGAGGAGGAGCAGGAGGTCGAGTACCCGGTTTCCGAATGGGTTACGGACGACCGAGGGAAGAACGTTCGCCGGAACCGCATGGTGAAAACAACGGTCCGCGGAATGTCCTGCGTCGCCTTCGCGAAGGACAAGCTCACGGGTGAGGTGCTGGAGTCTCCCGAGGTCACCATGGAAATGGCGGTTAAGGAAGGCTGGTACGGGAAGAACGGTAGCAAATGGCAGACCATGCCCGGGCTCATGATCCGCTACCGCTCCGCCACCTTCTTCGGTCGCCTCTACGCGCCGGAACTCCTCATGGGCCTGAAAACCGTCGAGGAGAATGAGGACATCATCGAGGCGCAGCAGAACGCCGAAGGTGTGTGGGAGCCGGTTGTCGAACCCGAAGACGGCGATGGCGAGAGCGCCGTTGTGATCGAAGGTGAAGCCTCGGTGGATGCCACCGGCGACGACGACGCTGCAGCGGCTGCAGTTCAGATCGAGCAGAAAACCGAAATCCCGATGGGCAACGCCGCCGCGCCACAGCAGCAGGTGGAACCGGCCGAGACTTCCCGCCCGCCGGCCAAGAAGACCGCGGCCCCCCGCAGCGCGCCTCCACAGCAACACGCCGAGCCGCCGGTCGACGATCAGATGCCCGACCCGCCGGCCGACGACGACAGCGATGACACCGGCCCCGCCAACCTCTTCGACGAGTAACCCGCCATGCCCTACACCGCATCCATCCGGAGCTTCCAGATTCTCGACCGGGCCGATATCGCCATGGGCGACGGCATCACCCTGATCGCCGCCGAGAACAGCAACGGCAAGTCCTCCATCGCCAAGGGCATCGCCGGCGCCGCGGCTGCCGAGCCGAAGCACGGGCTGACCGTCGCCGGCCTCAAGGGGCTCGTGCGCGACGGCGCGAAGACCGGCTCCGTCACCATCACCGGTCCGACGCCGGCCGACACGCTGGTCGTGACCTACCCGAAGGCGGAGGTCGCCACGCAAGGCGACCCGCTGCTGCTGAGCCGGATCGCCGCCGGGTTCGACTCCATCATCGACCTGGAAGCCAAGACCCGGCCCGTCCGGCTGGCGGAGCTGCTGAAGACGCTGCCGGCGCGCGAAGACCTCGCCGCCGCTCTGGCCGATCATGGGCTGAAGGACGATCCGCCGGCACCGGCCATCGACGAGGCTCTGAACAAAGTCGGCAAGCGGTTCGACCCGGCCCTCTCCCTGGCGGAACACGCCAAGCTGATGAAGGAGGTCGGCATCGGCCTGAACGTCGTCGAATGGCTCTGGCAACAGATCGCGTTGCGCGGCTGGGACGACACGGCCAAGAAGCTGGAGAAGGAGCGGTCTGACCTCAAAAGCCGGTGGTCGGAAGTCGCCGGGGAGGCGTTCGGCGACAAGAAGATCCACGATTGGGCACCAACCGGCTGGACCCCGGATCTTGGGGAAGCCTCTGTCGCCGGCCTGCAAGCGGCTCTCGACGCCGCCCGCGCCGCGCTGGAGGAAGCCGTCGGGCAGGCTGCGGTGGACCAGACCGTGCTGACCGAACTGCGCTCCGACGTCGGCCGGCTGACGGACCTCCAGACTGCCGAGGCGACCGCGCGGGATAAAAAGCTCGACGCCGAGGTGACGCTGATGAACGCGGAGTCAGCGCTCCAGTCGGCTGAGCGCGCACTCGCAGGCCTCCCGCCGGCTGAACAGGCGAAGGGGTTGGAGTGCCCGCACTGCCAGGGACAGGTCCACTATCTCCGCACCCCCGCCGGCGAGCGCCTGGAGCGGGCGGAGTCGGTGTCGGATGACGTTCTCCGCCAGCGGCGTCTGGATCGCGCGGATGCCGATGGGAAACTGTCAAACGCACGCGACACCTTGAACCGAGCCAAGGGCGACTTCAACGCCGCTGCCCGCGACTATGACGATGCGCAGCGCGCCGTCGCCAAGGCCGAAGCTGCCAAGAAGCGGCTGGCGGAGATGGAAACATCGGACTCCGGCAACACTGGCACCGGTGGCGATGTCGATGCAGCTCGCAAGGCCGTCGCCTCGGCGGAGAACCGGCTGTCCATGCTCCAGCGGAAGGCGCGGGCTGATGGGCTGGCGCGGCAGATCACGGCGATGTCCAATATCATCGGCGTGCTGGGCCCGGACGGCTGCCGCAAGGTCAAGCTTGCGAAGGTGCTGGGGATCTTCAACGAGCAGCGTCTGCATCCGCTCTGCAAGGCCGCCGGCTGGGCGCCGGTCCGCATCGAGACCGACACCAGCCTGACGGTGACCTATGGCGGGCGGCCCTACGCTGCCCTGGGCGGCCATGGTCCGCAGATCTCCAGCGACCAGTTCCGGACGCGGGTGATCCTGCAGGTGGCCTTCGCGGCGCTCGCCGGTGATCCACTGGTCATCATCGATGCCGCGGACATCCTCGACCAGCGCGGGCGCAACGGCATGTTCACGATGCTGCGCGACGCCGGCATGCCGGCCATCGTCTGCATGACGTTCTCCGCCAAGGCGCTGAAGGATCGGAAAATCCCGGACCTGGCTGCGGCGAAGCTGGGCCGGACCTACTGGATCGCCGATGGCGTTGCCCGGCCAATCTCCGAGGCGACCGGCGCCACCAAGCCCGCGCCGGCGGCTGCCCCCGTGCCAGCCGCGGAGGCAGCCTGATGCTTGCGCACAAGCCGACGGCCGACGCCCCTTCGGAAGGAGGGGCGCTATTCCCAAGCCCGAAGGAGGACGGTCTTCCTCCTGTCTTCGCCGCATGGTGCGTCCGGAGCGATGGCGGTAGGGAATTCGACTCCCTGTACTTCGATGACGTCTATGGGCGCCGCTGCGGTGATGCCGGCACCGGCCTGATCAAGCATCCCGAGCGGGTGCTGGGTCTCCCGCAAGGTTGAGGGGTGTCGATCATGCCCCGCCCGACATGCGACCTTTGCGGAACCGCGTTCAAGAACCCGACGCGCCTTGCCAAGCACCGTCAGGACAAGCACGGAATCCCCGCCCCGACAATCGTGCAGCCGAGGCCGGTCGGCATCGCGCCGGCCGCGCAGGGCATCGTCCATGCCTACACCGACGGCGGCTGTCACCCCAATCCAGGCCCTGGTGGCTGGGGCGTGGTTCTGCTGTGGGGAGCGGTCGAGCGGGAGCTGTGCGGCGGCGCGCTGGAGACGACGAACAACCGGATGGAGATGACGGCGGCCATCGAGGCGCTGAAGGCGGTCACCAGACCGGTGCCGATCCTGATCCACACCGACAGCAAGTACCTCCGGGACGGCATCATGAAGTGGATCGCCGGCTGGAAGCGGAACGGCTGGCGGACCGCCGCCCGGACGCCGGTGAAGAACGAAGACCTCTGGCGCGAACTGGACCGGCTCTGCGGCCAGCACACCGTCACCTGGAAGTGGGTGAAGGGACATGCGGGCAACGCCGGGAATGAACGTGCCGACAAGCTGGCCACGCGCGGGCGCAAGCAAGCCATCGCGCAACAACGCAACAACGCCGCCGGCGCCCGGCCGGCAGCCCAAGACCTGGAAGCCGCACATGCGTGATGCACCGCCCCCGAAGAAACCGGCTCTGATGGCTGACCTGTCACCGCACGCCTGGGTGCATTGGGATCTCGACGACGACCTCGCCACTCCGCTGAACCGGCAGGCGCCGACCGTCTTCAGCGTGGGTGCCGACCTTTTCGCGATGCCCGTCCGAAATCCGGCAGGCCATCAAGCGCAGGTGTTCGGCGTCATGGCGGTGGCCGGTGCCGTCGGGAAGTTCCAAGGCCCCCAGGACGGATTCACCCAGCGCGGTAGTTGGACTGCATCCGACAGCAAGGAGATTCCGATCCGCTGGCCGAACTACCTGAGCGGCCCGCACGTCTTCATGGTCGAGACGCGACACCTGCTGGCAGCGCGCCGTGTGATGGCCGCATCCAACATCGGGCCGGGTCTTCATAGCGAGGTGGTGCGAACGGCCTATCAATGGGCGCACGACCGCGTGAATGCGGGCGACATCTCCGACCGCATCGAGCGCGGCGACCTGTGGCCGCTGCCCAACGTCTGGATCGGGACGACAGCCCGGATGCAGTCCGAGGTCGACCACGCGGGGCACCTTGCCCAGGTATCGACTGCCCACCGCTTCCTGCGGCTCCGGCTGTTGGATGAGGTGAGCTTGCGGGACCTCTTCGGCCTCTATGAGCCGGAGGCAGGCGTCTTTGCCCTGAAGGTCGGCAGCCGCTGGGAAGGATCACCGGACTGGGTGATCGTCTCGGCGCCGGACGGGCCGTCTCCCCAGGCCTCATGGGTGGAGACCATCATCGCCCAGTGCCGCGGCGCGGGCGTTCCGGTGTGGGTCGATGCGGATGTCGGGATTTTCCTGCCGGAGACGCAGCGGGTGCAGGAACTGCCGCAGGTCGAACTCCCCACCGATGCAATGGGGTCGCCGGAGACGGATGCACCTGATCCCTCTTATCCGGCATCGGGCGCGCCGCCAGCCGTCAGCTACACGCTCGCGGACGTGGATGCCGCGCTCCGCGTGATCCTGGGGCACCGCATCTTCGACGCCCTTCGCCAGAGTCCGACCTGGAGCCGGCCGCAGATGATGAAAGAAGTTGCGGTCGAGTGCTTCACCCGGCAGCGGCCGGAGGACCTGCACACCGCGGTTCTGCGAGCAGCGATCCAGCACCTGGACAAGACAGGGGCAATCATGCCGGAGGATGCTCCATCCAGGCCGGCTGAGCGCGAGTATCCGCCGGCCACGCCGATGGACCTGCTGAATATGGCCCATTGGGTGAAGAAGAACCTCCACTGCTACCGGCCCGACACGGCGGAGAACGCCGACGCGATCCATCGGCCGCTTGCCGCCTTGCTGGAAAGCGCGGCTGCGCAGCTGTCCGGTCGTCTCCATCCCGATCAGGACTGCACCTTGCCCGGTACGTGGTTCCGCGATGGGAATGACCAGTGGCAGCGCATTCCTCGGCCCTGGAGGAACGACTGTGATGTCTGACCGCCCCATCAACATGCGCGCCGTGGATGTCCGCGCGCTGCTGGCCGCTACGAAGACGCAGCACCGGATTCCGATCACCAGCGTGCGGACGGCCGAGCATCCCGAAAGCCACCCCTATACGATGCGTGGTGCGGACCTGGGAAAAGCGCTCGACCAAGCCGCGGACTTCCGCCGCCTGGATGGCGATATCTGGCACTGGACGGCATCGGCGTTCAGCTATCAGGTCGGGCCGCGGACGAACTGGCTGGCGCACATAGGGTTTGCGGCTGGCGACCGGCTGTGGGTGCGGGAACGCCTGGGGCGCCGTCCCGCGTCGTTTCTCGGGATCGAGGCGACCAATGGCGTCGAGAGCGCCTGCTACTCTGCGGATGACGAGGATGTCGTCAATGAGCATGAGTTCAACCTCGCACCTTGGTGGAAGTATCGCGGTGGCCTTTCCGCCAGCTGTATGCCCCGTTGGGCTTCCCGCCTGACGCTGATCATCGAAGGAGTGAAGGTCGACCGCCTCCAGGACATCAGCGAGGAGGACGCGCTCGCCGAAGGGTGCCCGGCTCAAACTTACGAGGAACTTTCCGGCATGGACCCGCGCGGTTGGTACCACGACCTCTGGGACAGCATCAACGGCCCCGACGCCTGGGACGCCAACCCCTGGGTGATCGCGCTGACCTTCGCCCCCCACTGCACCAACATCGATGCCATGGAGAAGCCTCATGCTGCTGCGTGACCTCCCCGCCCGCGCACTTAGCGTCCGCGCACCCTGGGACTTCGCCATCCTGGAGATGGGCAAGGACATCGAGAACCGGAACCGGACGCACAGCTTCCGCGGGCTAGTCTTCATCCACACCAGTTCGTGGTGGAAGGGAGACGAGGTCGCAGAGGATCGAGACACGGCCCTCGAAATTGCCCGGCGCACTCTCCCCGGCGGCTGGCCGGCTGGTCGCCTTCACGACCTGTTCAACCATACGCCCCGCCTCGGCCGGATCACCGGCATGGTCGAAGTGGTCGACTGCGTCACCGACAGCGACAGCCCGTGGTTCTTCGGTCCAGTCGGCTTCAAACTCCGCAACCCGGTCGCGTTAAAGAACCCGGTGTTGTGTAAGGGCGCTCTCGGCTTCTTCCCGGTGCCGGAAGCGGTGCGCGTGGCTGTTGCCCAGGCGGAGGGGTACGCCCATGCTTGAAGTCTCTCGCCGCAGATTCCTGCGCGGCCTTGCCGCCGCCCCCATCGCCGCAGCGCTCGCGCCGGTGGTCATCAACTCCTCCAGCACGACGGCCGGCGTCGGAATTGCGGTGCCTGCACCCGAGTTCGGCTACCTGCTGTCCGGCCGGCAATACTGGGCCACAGGCTTCTCCTCCCGCGCTGAGGCCATAGCCGAGGCGGCAGCGAACTCCGGTGGCGCCGCCTTCGAGACCGCCGAGACCATCTCTTATTCGGTCACCTATCCGGACTTCGCCGAGGCCGCGGCCGAGTGGTTGTGGAATGACGGCCATCTCGGCAACTGGCTGATCGACGCCCTCACGGCGGCCAACGGCGATGGCGACTTCGAAGGCGAGTTCTCCGACGCCTGCAACCGGATCAGCCGAGAGCCGGTCGGGAATGCTGGCAGGGCCGCTCTCGGCTCGGCGCTGCGTCGCCAGGGGGCGACCGACCTCGCCGACAAGGTAGAGGCCGGGGAGACACCGGACGAGGATTGGGAAGTTCCGGATGTTTTGGTCGGAGCATTGCAGGCAGACCCAGTGCTGGGCACGGAGATCGGGACGGCAGTCAGCGCATGGGTCAGCGCGAACAACCTGGAGGACGATCTGCACGGCCTGATGCTCAATGCGGTCGAGCGCCACCCCGCCCCCGCGCCGGCTGAGCACGCGCCCGCACTGGGCGCCACGGTCGACACCGTCGCCGAACCGGAGCCGACCCATGCCTGAGGCCCCCCTCCCCTCTTCCGTGATCCTGCCGGTCGAGACGCTGACGACCATCCTGCGCTATGCCGAACGCGAGCACTCCCGGATGGTGACGTGGCTGGAACTCGGGGCGCACGAGAGCTACGCCCAGGACGCCACCGATCTGGTTGTCGCTGTCACCCAGGCCACCCGCTCCATCACCCATGGCTCCGGTGGATCGATGATCACCCTGCCGGCGCTGACCGCCGCCACGCTGCGCTACTTTGCCGACCGTGAACTGGCGCGGATTGTCGGCCTGTCACAGTGGATGCCGGACGATGACCTCCAGCGCCAGGAAGCGGAGCTGCGGCCGGCGCTCAAGCAGATCCCGGTAACGCTCAAGCGTGACACCGTCCTCCCCTGCCCTCCCGTTCAAGCAGCCGGCACTGCACCGGCTGGAGCCCACGCCCATGGATAAGCCGATACCCGCCCTGCCCTACTGCGGCCCATCCCATTCCGTCGACGTGCTGGAGCGCGTCGTGAAGCGCGAACTCCTCCACCGTGGTGTGGCCTGGAGCGACCTCTCGGATGCCGACCGCAATGCGCGTCTCGACGATGCGCGGGAGCTTCTCCCAAGCGCAATGCGCGCGGTGAAGACTGATCCCATTGTGGACGGTCCATCCCTGTTCCCATCAGGTGCAATCCAAACATTTGCAGAACTGGATGCCCTAATTGGAACCCTCGCTTACCTAGCAATGGCGCATGGCAGTCGCCTCCAGACGGCCAGCATTTACCTCGATGCACTCCGGGTACATGGCTGATGGTCCAAGATGACACCATCACCACCATGGTCCGGGAGGCCGCAGTGCCACTGGAATGCCGGCTGGCCTATGATGGCGTGCGGGAGAATGCCGACGGCGGGGTCCGGGTCTCGCTGGACTTCCACCCCAACGACCGTCCGGATGCGTTGCTGTCGGCTCCGCCCGGCACCCGGTTCCTACTGGTCGCGGTCGAGCTGGATGACAATGACACGCCGCGCCGCCGCCGGTTCGTCGCCACCATCGGGCGGCCGGGACAGGCATATGAGGACATGCTGCCATCTGCCCAGGCCGGCATGCTCTGCAACAACCCGCGCTTCCACGAGTTTCTGACCGCGCTATTCGGCGAGCCGATCATGAGCTTCGACGACGCCTCCGACGCCGTGTGCCTCCATTGTGGCGTCGACCGGAAGCGCGAACTCGCCACCAACCCCGATGCCGGCCGGACGTGGGCCGCGCTCGACGAAGACTTCCAGCACTGGAAGCGCACCGGAGAAATGCGATGAGCAGCATTACCGAACACCCGTCGACCCTGGAAGAGGCCCTGGCGTCCGTGCGCGCCGGCGCCGTTACCGGTCTCAAGCTCAGCCGGATCGTCGCTTACAGCTTGGGGGATGGCGATTCCATTAGCCGTCGCGTCTATGAGCTGTACGGTCCATCGATGACCGAACCCGGCAAGAAGAAGTCCGTCAGCGGATGGCTGCCGGTCCATTATGCCGAGGACTTGGAAGGCGCGTCCGCCGCCCTTCCCCGCCCGCCCGTGGTTGACAAGGGCGCGGTTCCACACCCGTCTGACTGCTGGGGCATTATGTCGGGACGCCACCCCGACGGACGGTACTTCGCACGCGCGTGGCGCGGCGATGGCAAGGGCGACAATCCGGTCATCAACGTCACCAAGGCGCCGAGCGAGGTGATCGCGCGGCTTGATGCAGCGCTGCAAGCGCGGATCTGGGAAGAGCAGCGCACGGCCAAGAAGAGCGACAGCCTTGCGGCCTGACATCCAAGGGAAAATTTCGAACTGAGTGGCTGTAACTGAAATAAGATGTGTTTTCTGCAAAACAGATACTGCCATTCACTCCTAGTAACGCCTTAGAATATCGGCAGATCAAGCCACGACACCCGATCCAATCCATTCTACCAGAGGCGCACGATATGTTTGTGCGCCAACAGTAGAGCTTTGATTTCATTCAACGAGGAATGCCCCAGATGATCAGGCAATCTTCCCTTGCGCACCAACCTCAATCCTTACCTCTTGGGGGAGGTGAGCGCTCCCTGAACCGCGCTGGTTGGCTGGCGCTCGCGGCGATGTTCCGGGCGCAGGCCGCGATACTCTTCAGCGACGGGGATCAGGGAACCGCCCAGGAGCTGCGTTGCCGGGCGCGAGGCATCGAGGCCAGGGAACTCGCGGCGGAGCTGGCCTCCGGCGCCCGCGTCATTGTGGGGGTGGCCGGCCATGCGTGATCAGAGGACCCAAGCCCCACGCGTACGCGTCGGAGCGCATGGCGCCGTCCGCAAGCCGGATGGCCGCACCGCCTACCCACGCATCGTCCAATACGAGGTGGAGGGAGTGCTGCATGACCTGCCGCCGGCCGACGGGCGAGTCTACTTCGTCAAGGTCCATGACCTTGCTGCCTACAACCGCCTGAATCAGACGGGCGCCCTGGGCATCGGTCATCGCCTGCCTGCGGCGGTGCCGGCTGTCGACAACCGTGTTGCGCCGAGGGCATGAAAATGGCGATGGATGTTCGCGAAATCCGACACTTCCATGTCTGCTGCGGCATTGGCGGCGGCATCAAGGGCTTCAACCGCGGCGGCGCCCGCGTCGGCAACATGGTGGCCGCGCCGCGGTGCATCGGCGGGGTCGATGTCGACCCGGTCGCCCTCGCGAGCTTGGAGATGGTGACCGGCGTCAAAGGCACGCTGCTCGACCTGTTCGACCGAGGGCAGTACGGCGCCTTCCATGGCCAGGAGCCGTCAGCCGGCTGGCGTGAGGCGACCGGTGAGGACTTCCGCCTGGCTGCCGGCGGCGAGCGCCCGCACATCGTCTTCATGTCCACGCCCTGCAAGGGCAACTCGGGCCTGATCAGCACGAAGACCAGCGAGGCGCCCAAGTACGTGGCGCTCAACGAACTGGCGCTCCGCGCCATGTTCTTGACGCTTGAGGCATGGCCGGACGATCCGCCCGAGTTCATCCTGTTCGAGAATGTGCCAAGGATCGCCCAGCGGTCGCGCCGGCTGCTCGACCGGATCGCTGCCATGGCGCGAGCCTATGGCTATGCCGTGGTGGAGACCGTCCACGACTGCGGCGAAATCGGCGGGCTTGCCCAGAGCCGTAAGCGTTTCCTGATGGTTTTCCGGCACATCGCAAAGGTGCCGCCTTTCCTCTATGAACCGCCCAAACGCCGCCTTCGCAGCGTGGGCGAGGTGCTGGAACGTCTGCCGCTTCCCGGCGATCCTGCGGGCGGACCGATGCACCGCGTCCCCAATCTGCAATGGAAGACCTGGGTGCGGTTAGCCTTTGTGGAAGCCGGATCGGACTGGCGCTCGCTGAACAAGCTAAACGTCACCGATGGTGTGCTGACCGACTATGGGATCGTGCCGGAACACCCGCTTCGCGGTGGCGCCCTCGGCGTCTGCCAGTGGGGTGAGGCGACGGGAACGGTCGCTGGTGAGTCTCTGCCCTCCAACGGCAAGTTCGCCGTGGCGGACGTCCGGACGTTCAGCGCCTGCCACAACGGCATCCTCGGCGTAAACGCCTGGGACGATACCCCCGGCACCGTCACCGGCAATGCGCGCCCAATGACCGGCTCCTTCAGCGTTGCCGATCCTCGTATGCGGGAAGGGCACGCCTGCTATCAGCAATATGGCGTGAAAACGTGGGGAGGGACCGCTGGCGCAGTGACGGCGAACGGCGGCCCCGGTGGCGGAGCGTTCTCGATTGCTGACCCCCGCTATGGAGACAAGCCTCGGTTCGCGAATGTCTACCGGGTGGTCAGCAGGCACGAGGCCGCCCCGACAATATCCGCCGGTCAAGGTCCGACATCCGGTGGGTTGGCGGTGGCCGATTGCCGCCCGCCGTTCGGCTCCCACGCAAGCAAGTATCGGGTCACCAGCTACGGCGAGGCCGCCGGCACGGTGATCGGCGCCTCGACAACTGGCCAGGGGGCCTTCGCCCTGGCGGATCCGCGCACCGGGTTCGGGCCGAACTCGCACCGGAACAAGCTGAAGGTCTGCGGCTGGGGCGGATCGTCCCCGGTGGTGACCGGTTCCGACAGGGTGGGGAGTGGCGCCCTGTCCGTCGCCGATCCGCGACCAGACGCCTTCCGGAATGGCCGCGACGCCTACGTCACCGGCGGTCACTATGGCGTGCTGAACATGCGTGATACCGCTGGAGCCGTGACCGGCTCCGGCCAGCACGACAACGGGCGCTGGTCCGTGGCTGACCATCGGCCGGCTGTCGGCGACGAGGCGGAAGCTCTGCCCGCCCCGAACCAGCAGCTCGTTGCCGTGATCCGCGCCATGGACGGGACGTGGCATCGCCCCTTCACCACCCTGGAACTGGCCGCGCTCCAGTCGCTGGTCGACTTCGACCGGCCGGGCCTGGAACTGGCGGGCGCGTCGGACAGCCTGTGGCGCGAGCACATCGGCAACATGGTCCCGCCTGATGCCGCCGCGGCGATGATGGGCGTGATCGCCCGGACGCTTCTGCTTGCCTGGGCCGGCGAGAGCTTCCTGCTCTCCAGCGACCCGATCTGGGTGCAGCCTGTAACCGTCGCTCTGGCTGTCGACACGTCGATGCAGAACCTCGACACCTGAACATGCCGCCCACCAACCGCACGCCAGTCGACGCTCCCGAGTTCCTGCTGTCGAAGACCCGTAGCAGGGCGCGGGGGCACGTCGACAAGACGGTGCTGACCATCGCCGAGCCCGTCCGGATCCGGGATCGGGCCTATCTGGACAGTGCCCAACATCGGCCCTGTGAACGGTGCGGTTCCCGCGTCGGCGTGGTCGGCTGCCACCTGAACTCGGAAGGGCATGGCGGCCAGGGTTTGAAGGTTGGCGATGAACAGGCGCTTTTCCTGTGCGCGAGGTGCCATCGCGAGATGGACATGGACCCTCGCGGCATCCCGGTCTGGCTGCTTGAAGAACTGATCCGCCCTGCCCTCGCCCGCCGGTACCAGGATTTCCGATCCGGCTCCGTTGCCTTCTGGACCTTCGGCGCGCCGCTCGCCGGCGGGCGCTGATTCCCCTTCAACCGTGCCATCGGCACTGAGGATGAAACCATGACGACTATCACTGTCAGCCCCAGCATGTGCGTTGCCGCCTCCGACGCGGCGTTAAGGCTGGGCATCGCCCTGCCCGCCAGCCAGGCCGACGAGATCATCAAGGCTGCGCTCACCGCCGCGCCCGCTGTTACCCTGCCGGCGCCGACGCTTCCGGAAGGCGCACAGACGGCCTTCGCCGAGGCCCGCGCCGCGCTGGAGGAGACGTATCACTTCGCGTCTACCAGTCCAGGAAGCCAGGACAACATCAACCTCGTCCTCGATAAGTTGGACGAGTTAGAGAGCATTCTCTCCGCTGTGTCGGGCAACCCATGCCTCCAGAAGCTGCGCCCCGGCGAGCCGTTCTTCGTCCTGCTGGGGCGTGATCGTAACGCGGCTGAGGCTGTTCGGTGCTGGGCTGGCCTGCGGGAAGCGGATCGAGGTGCTTCGGACAGGGTCGATGACGCGCGGCAGATTGCCGGCCGCATGGACGCCTATCGCGGCGACGGCGTGTCGAGTGCGGCGCTATCGACCAGCCCAGACGATCTGACCGAGAAGGCCAAGCGTATCGCATGGGCCCTGCAATCTGCCGATACCCCGCCGATGTGGGACGATGCCCACGAGATGTGGGAAGACATGAGCCGCGCCGCCAAGGCTGCCTACCTTGCAGCAGCCCGCGCGAGCTCATCGCAAGAGAACCTCACGGCAGCAGGGCAGGGTGCTCGGTCTCCTACGCCGGTTCGCTGCTCACAATGCGGCTGGCTGGGCGACGCGACCGAGCTTGGCGCGGAAGGCGAATGCGGCGGGGAAGGGTGCCCGGGCACCGCGGTCAGCGAGATCAGCACGCCGGCCGACATGATCGATGCTTGGCAGGACAGCGAAGGCCATATCTGTGGGCCGCAGCTCGCGGAAGCGGGGCTGATCGCGCAACACCCCGCGTCCGCCGAAGAGGCCAAGCACCTGGACATTCAGCCGGGCGACAGCGTGTGGGATCTCACAGACGCAGGCAAGACCGTGCTGGATGCAGCGCGCGGGGAGGGGGCAAGCGATGGGCTGTGAATTCAACAGGCAGCAGCGCCACGACCTTCTGCGGTCGATGGTCGATGCCCACACCAACGGCCTGCTGACCGGTCCGGGAGACGGGCTCGAGGAGAAGCTCCTTCGGCCGGCGCCGGTGCCGGAAGTTCGGGAGTGGGTGACGGAAGAGCCCACCGGACTGCTGAACCAGTACGGCCGGCCGATCTTCCGAGTGCGGCGGATTATGAGCGGGGAGGGATGAGGCCATGGCCCATACCGTCCACCTTCTGCTTGTGCTCGTCGTGCTGAACGACGCGGGCAAGCTTGAGCGGCAAGTCGTCATCGACGAGGACACCACACCGTCCGTTTGCCAGGAGATGAAGAAGCTGGCGATGTGGCCTGCTCGGAATGGTCAGGCCATCGAAGTCCGCTGCGAATACCGGAAGCCCGCGCGATGACGGACCCCACACCCACTGACATGCCGATGGACCGCGATCCCCACGGCGTCCGCGCCTGCACTCACCCGGACTGCGCCCGATTCCAGGATGGCGCCGGCTGGAGTTGCCAAGCAATGGCGGACGGGGCCTGCGCTCGCCCGAACGGTCAGCAGCCACACAGGGGCTCCGACCTGTCGCCAGAGGAACTGGCGTCCGAACTTGAAGACCGCGCTGACCCAGTGTGCGAGGCACTTGGCGGAGCCGATGCTGAATTGCTGGATCGCGCCGCCGCCATGATCCGCGAACAGGCCCGGCAGATCGCAGACCAGGAGGCGGAAATCAAGCGGCTGACGGCCGAACGGGACGATGCGCGTGAGGGCGAGCAGGAAGAAATAGCCTCTGCCGATGCCGTACGGTCGCAATTCGAAAAGGACGCCGCGGCGCTCCATGTCGCTTGCCACGACCGCGACGAATGGAAGGCCCGCGCCACCAAGGCAGAAATGCTATGCGCGGAAGCCGTCCGCGCCGCCCGACTGCTGCACTTCGCCAACGGTGACTGTGACCCTCAATTCGGCAAGGCCCTCGCATGGCTGAGCAAGATCGCCCTCGGCAACAGCTTCACCGAACTGGAAATGCGGTCACCAGCCGGTCCTCTGGAAAATGCAACCCACGCCCGTGAGCGGGCGGAAGGCGCGCTTCAGGCGGTGACGCAGGCGCTGGAGGAAATCCAGATGATCGCATCTGGCGCCATCGGTCCGAACTGCGGGGCAGGGCCGGATTTGATCCGGATCGCCGGGCAAGCGGAGAACGCGCTCGATACGATCCGTCGGCTGGCCAGCGTCCCGCCGATGGCGAATAGCGACGCCGCGGGGGGCGGCTGAGCCACAGCAGTCTGAGGAGAAGGGCAGGGTGGAAAGGAGCGGAGACCCGCCTGACGTGGCCACCCGTTCAACCGACTAAGCCCTGGCGCTACAGAGCAGCCAACTCCGCTTCCAGCTGGGCCCGGCGTTCGGCCCACCGGCGCTCCTCGTCCTTCGCACGCTCGATCTCCCGCAGCAACTCGGCCCGGCGGTCGGGCGCCGAGGCGGGGGAGGGCGCCCGCAGGCGCTTTCGGAACGCCGTCAGTTCGGCCTTCCGCACTGTCGAGCGGACGAGCCCTTCCTTCTTGGCGATCTTCAGCTCATCCTCCTTGAGTGAGGTGAGCAGGTAAGCGGCCTCCGACTCCTTCGGGAGATCGTCCGGCCCGACGAACCCATTGCGCAACGCGGCGGCGACCGTCATGTACCGATTGGCGCTCTGATAGCTGAGATTGCGCAGCGCGCCGGCTTCGATCCGCTCGTTGATGAGCTTTACGAATTGGCCATGCGGTACGCTGGCTTTCCAGTCGAGCAGGATCTCGCCGACAAGCACGAACCGTTCCCGGCTCTCCTCCAACAGGCGATTGATGGACTCCTCAAAACTCTCGCCGGCTAGAGATTTGACGGCACCAGCGGGAATAGGGGAGGGTGCCTGGATGTCGTCGAATCGGATGTCCGACACCGCGGTCTTGGTGGCCTTCTTCATGACTTGAACCCGAGCTTGCCGGACACGTACTGCCAGAGAGCGACAAAATCCTCGACCGACTTGGCGCCGGCAACCTCAACGACCCCGAGCCCGGCCGAGAAGCTGCGATAGACCTCCGCCAGATCAGGAAGGTCGACGGGTGCCACTTCACCACCGCCGGCCAACCCGCGCCGAGCGTCGGTCACTTCCTTCACCCGCGGCTTCACCTTGTTCAGGACGAAGGTGGTTGCCTTCCCGCGCGAGCGAATGAGCATGAGGGTGCCGCGGACGGACTCCAGATCTTCGGGAGTCGCCTGCAGGGGCGTGAGGATCAGATCGGCCTGATCGATCAGCTTCTCGGCGTTCGGCCGGATGCCGGCCATTTCGATAGCCGTCGGGGTGTCGATCACCAGCAGGTCGATACCCTCCAGCGCCTCGACCGGCCCCTCCAGGTCAGCCAACGATTCCTGGTAGTGGTCGATTGTCGGCGCCCCTTCCGGGCGCTTCTGCCACCACTTCGTGAGCGTACCTTGAGGGTCTGTGTCGAACGTGGCGACTTTCAGGCCAGCCGCCGCGGCGGCCGCAGCCATGTTCCGGGCTGTCGTGGTCTTCCCGACGCCGCCCTTGCCGTTCAGGATCAACAGGATCTTCATGGTTCCCCCAACACCGGACGATTGAAGCGCCCGCAGTTGGGGGAAGGTGCGGCACCGATGCCGACGGTGTCAACGCCAATAGGGGCGGGACATTTCGACCCTGGAGCAGCTTCCCATCCAGGGCGGGAGTGGACTCTGGGGGCGCGCCCCTAAAGTCCACAGCTTGGAATGCTACCTGATGAGGAACTGCTTCTCTGGGATCGGAGGCGCGGATGGCTTCAGGATCACGGCTTCGTCCGTGATCTCGACGTCCGCTTCCGGATACACTGCCAGGGCAGCCTTCAGCGGCTCGATGAACCTCTCCTTGAACTTTCGGATGCGGTCATAACCGGCGCCGAACTGGCCGTGCAGCGCTGCCCAGGTGACCGGGGCTGGCTTGTCCAAGGAGTGCAAGCGGTAGGCAAGCCAGATATAGATGTCGATCGCCATGCTCTGGTTGGAAATATGCCTCAGCGCGGGTTCTGCAATCGGCACCGGGTGGTCCGTCAGCGCTTTGTAGAAATTATCGCCAAGCCTGACGGTGTCGACCCATAGACGAGGTTGGTTGTCATCGTCAGCTTCGTAAAGCTGGATGCCGCCCTTGACGATTGAGTCCTTTGCGAACTTGGCCTTGCGGCCATCGTCATCCCACACGAAGGTCAAATTGCAGGCGGAAATTCGATTTGCCTGTTCTTTGATATCCCGATAGCTTTTTCCGCCGATGGGCACGCCCATACGGCTCATCCATTCACGCATGCTCCGGCCGAGTTCGACTTCCGGGCAGCTGGTCTGGATAGCGCGAGTCTGGAGATAGAGCAGCATCAGGCGGGCACGGCTGCCGAATGGGACGCCGAAGAGCTTGTCTTCACCACCGGGAAGGGGCAGACGACCAGGCTCGATGATCAGCCGGACCTTATGTCCCTGCCGACGCCAGACGGCGTCATCTTCGAGGCGCTTATGTGGTAAAGCCGTAAGGCAGAACCCGGAGTAGGTGATGCCAAGGGCTGGATTCTCTTCAGCCAGCATCCGAGCGGCAATGTCGACATATTGACGGTCTTCGACCGAGACAAGCCGCTTGGCTTCATCACGGCCGTGCTTGATGATGAGCTGGTGAATTTCAGCCATGGCCTACTCCTGATCCGGCGACAGGATGACGGCCGACACCAACTTCTTCAAGTTGGACTCTGGGGGCGCAAGCTATTTGAACAGCTAGTAGTTATCTTACTATTTGATTCGCCCCTAAAGTCCACGGGATTTCCCGATTCGCGTCGATTCGCTCGCCCCCAGAGTCCATGGGATTGCCCCTATAGTCCACGGATGACTTGTGTTCAACTCATCTGCGCTCGTTGTTCTTGGCACGAATCGGGCTGCGCCAAACCGAATCGGGATCCGCCCCTAGAGTCCAAACATCTGCTGGACCGTTGCGGTGTTGATCTGAAGCGAGGCTTGGGCCCCCAGAGTCCACACACCCTCAACCGAGGCAGATCATTCGATATCCGCTCAGGTGAACTTGCGCGCCCCAAGAGTCCACACGAAGCTCCGGGCGCCCCCAAAGTCCACACCCCCCCCGGTTCCCACCTGTGTGTCAAGCCATCAATGTTCTTGAAAAGTTCTCATCGCCGCACATTGTTGCTCTGATGCCCGAGGTGGGCGCTGCAGCAGGGGGAGGGCGCAATGCGGATCGCGAGCAGGATTGAACAGGGGCTGGAGCCAGTGATCATCAGCCCGTGTGAGGTGCTGATGATTGAGGCCAAGGTGTCAGCAGGCTTCCCGTCGCCGGCCGCCGATTACGCGGAGGGGCGGATCGACCTTGCGGAGGTCTTGGTACCGCATCCTTCGGCGACCTTCACCCTGCGCATCAGCGGGCACAGCATGACCCGCGCCGGCATCCATGACGGAGACATTGCGCTGGTCGACCGCAGCTTGACGGCGCGCCATGATGACGTCGTGGTCGCGGTGCTGGATGGTGAGCTGGTCTGCAAGCGCCTGCTTGTCCGCCGCGGCCGGACTTACTTGGCCCCGGACACCGACGATCCGGCTTATCGGCCTGTGGACGTTACGGATCGCCTCGGCTTTGAGGTCTGGGGTGTGATCTATTCGACGATCCGGATGCACCGGAAATGACCGCACGGTCGCGTGCAATCGCTCTGGTGGACTGCAACAATTTCTACGTTAGCTGCGAACGCGTGTTCAGGCCGGACCTAGAGGGCGTGCCGGTTGGCGTGCTTTCGAACAACGACGGCTGCTTTGTAGCCCGGTCCGCCGAACTGAAGGCGTTGGGCGTGACGATGGGCCAGCCGCTATTCGAGGTGCGCGACCTCGTCCGCCGCCACAATGTCCGGGTCCTGTCCAGCAACTATGCCCTCTACGGGGATCTCAGCGCCCGCGTGACCGACTGCCTGCGTGGCTTCACACCGGCGCTTGAGAACTACAGCATCGACGAGTCCTTTCTCGATCTCAACGGTTTCGACGGCCGTGACCTCGTGGCATATGGCGGGGAGATCCGAACCACGGTCCGCCGATGGACCGGCATCCCGACATGTGTCGGCATTGCCAGCAGCAAGACGCTTGCGAAGCTGGCCAACTTCGGCGCGAAGAAGGCTCTGCTGAACGACAGCGGGGTCTGTGACCTGTCCAACCACGAGGCGCGCGAGCATGTGCTCCATACGGTGCCGGTGGAGGAGGTATGGGGGATCGGCCGGCGGTCGGCGGAGAAGCTCAGCATGCTCGGTGTCAAGACTGCCGCCGACCTACGCGACCTCGATCCGCGGCTGGCCCGTCAGCTGCTGACGGTTACCGGCGAGAGGCTCGTCTACGAGCTGCGCGGCATCGCCTGCATGCCGCTCGACCTTGCGCCGGCACCGCTGAAGGGCACCGCGGTGACACGCTCATTTGGCGAGCCGGTGACAGAGTGGGAGGCGATGCGCCAGGCGGTCGCAGCCTATGCCACCCGGGCGGCCGAGAAGCTGAGAGGGCAGGGCGCCTGTGGTCTCGCCGCGGAGAGCATCCAGGTGTTCATGCACACAAGCCCCTTCCGGGCCCCCTTCCGGGCCGGGCCAGCCTATTCGAACGCCGCAGTCGTCGAGCTACAGCCGGCGACCAACGACACCTTCGCGCTGATCACGGCGGCGGTCGTCGGCGCACGACGCATCTGGTGTGATGGATTCGCCTTTTCGAAGGCTGGAGTCATCCTCTCCGGCTTAGTGCCGGTGGAACGAGTGCAGCCGGACCTGCTCCAGGCGACCGACCGAGCCCGCGGTGCCCGGCTCATGGCGGCACTGGACGCAGTCAACGCGCGGATGGGCAGGGAAACGTTGAAGCCGGCTGCGACGGGACTCTCAGCCGGCGCCGGATGGCGGCTCAAGCAAGAAGCCCGGTCGCCGCGATACACCACTCAGTTCGATGATGTGCCGATCGTCAGGGCCTGACCATTTTCATGCGCTGTCGCATATCGCTCATGCAGCAAATGGCCGGTTGGAACCGCTACCATGGGGATCTGGGGCTGGCTTGGGAAATGACTGCCGATTGACGGCCGGCATGTCCACGGACAAGATCCAGCCATGCGTCTCGCCTTCAGGATCAAGCCATGACCCCATTATCGATGCCAACCGCGCTCCGTTCCATTGGTCTGCTGTGTCTGCTGCTCGGGACGCCGGCGGCCGGGCATGCAGAGATCCCGGTGGTGTGCTTTACCCCCGGCGGAGACTGCCAGGGCCAGATTGTCTCGGAGATCGGCAAGGCTAAGCGGCAGATCCTGGTGCAGGCCTATTCGTTCACCAGCGCCCCTATCGCGAAGGCTCTGGTTGACGCGAAGAAGCGCGGCGTAGACGTGCAGGCGGTGCTGGACAAGAGCAACGTCACCGGGAAATACAGCGGTGCCGACTTTCTGAGGAATGGCGGCGTCCCGGTTCTGATCGACCGCAGCCACGCCATCGCCCACAACAAGGTCATGGTGATCGACGGCGCGACGGTGCTGACCGGGAGCTTCAACTTCACGAAGGCCGCTCAGGAGAAGAATGCCGAGAACCTGATTGTCCTTCAGGACAGCAAGCTCGCTGGCCAGTATGCGGACAACTGGCATGCGCATGCCGACCACTCCGCGCTGTACGAAGGGCGGGGAAATTGACCGATCACAGGTCAGATGCTGAGCACGCCGGCGGGGTGTCCGGAGCACCCCATCGCCGGTGAGCGATACCACCCTTATGCGCTCGCGCCCCAGCCGGCTCATTCCCCCGACCGCCCTCAGCAGGCGCATTTATCCCTGCCTGGAGCACTCCTGGGGGAGCGCTTGATCCAGTTGCAGCCCTCAGGTGGATGTAGGCCTTCCGCAGTGGCGGTTGTTTTTGTATAGGGGAATTCCCCTATATGGAAGCGCAATCGCAACCCCATCACCTGATGGTCGATCCACCCAGTGTTTTGCGCAAATGGTCCAAAATCGCTTCCCCTTCCTGCCAGGGCGGAAGGTTGTGCCCTACACCGGGGAACATGACCATCCTGGCTGGCCGGCCAAGAGAGACCAGTTGGTTGAAAAATGCACCTGCCTGTACCGGGTGGGTGCGATCATCCAGATCGCCGTGCAGGATCAATGTCGAAGCCCGGATATCCTCAGCATGCATCGCCGCAGACCGCGCTCGGATTCCAGTGTCGTAGTCCTCGCCGACAGTCTCATGGAGATAGGCTTCTTCGATGCCCTCGATGGCGAATGATCGCCGGTCGCGCAGGTCGTAGTTGCCAGAGCTCAAGATCAGCGCACGAAGGCTCGGCTCCTGCGTGGCGACCATGGCGGCCACTACCGCACCCCGGCTCCAGCCGCAGAGTACCATCCGATTCGGATCGATACCCGGCATGTTTCTCAGATGCTCCAACCCGATGCGCACCGCTTCCTGGGTGCGAGGACCACAGAAATCCGGAGGGCCGTCCGACAACCCGTAACCGGGCATGGACACTGCCGCTGACACATATCCCATGGCGAGAACGGACTGAAAATGTCCTCGGCTGATCGTCCAGCGTGCGCCGGGTTGCCTTGGCGGCTCCTGATGTCCGTGCCGCAGCAGTACAACCGGTCGCGGCTCACCATTGGCGTCATGCGGGTGCTGTACGAGCATCTCGATCCGCCCACTAGCGTCTCCCCAGGGATGGAGGAAAACGGTTCTGCACTTGGCTGCTGTCATTGACGAAACGCCTACTGCAGTGACGGCATCAATCAATAGTGCCGAGTCTTCACGCGACCTTTTTTGACTTTGTACATGGCTTGATCGGCAGCTTCTATCAGCACGTCGATCTCAGTGCCATCTTCCGGAAATATCGCTGTTCCGGCACTGACGCTCAGCCTCAACGCAGCAGCTTCAAAGCAGAAGGGCAAACTCACCTCTCCAATGATTCTCTCAGCGGTGCACGACATATTTTGGCGATCACTAGCTCCAGGCATCACAATCCCAAACTCGTCCCCTCCCAATCGAGCGACCGTGTCGGTTGGACGCACAACCCTGGAAATTCGGTCTGCCGCTTCACAGATAGCGGCGTCGCCAGCTCGGTGACCATGAGTATCGTTGATCAGCTTCAGGCCATCCATGTCCAAGATGATAACGCCGGGTCCCGTCTGGCTCGACCGGCGCTCCGGTGCCACCACACACTGGCGCAGACGGTCGCAGAACAGCGCCCTGTTGGCCAGTCCCGTCAGAGGATCATGGGTCGCACGGTGATAAAGCTCATCCGTTTCGTACCTGACCGCTTGATACATAGCGCTGCCGACCATGTCCGACATCAACTCCAACACTCGAACATCGGATTCTGAGAACCCGTTCGGGTCGACGGAGGCAATCTTGAGGACGCCAACCACAACATCGTTATGCCGAAGGGGCGCAACCACCATGGATCGAAGTCCGACCTTGCGGCAGGCCTCGCGATCGACACGGGGGTCGGTTTCGGAGTCGTCGCAGCGCAGGATCCGGTTGCTGGCGACACACAAGCCGGACAAGCTTCCCTTGCGTTGCAGGCGTAAGCCAAGCTGTGCTCCAGCCATGCCGGATGCTGCGCGATAGACCATATCATCACCTTCCGCCAACTCGACGATCGCGCCGCTAGCCTTGGTCAGGTGCTGAACCTGTGTCGCCACGCAGGTGATGACGCCACCGAGGTCTGGTCCCAGCCTGACGATCTCCGTCTGCGCCTTGATGATTTCCAGGAGGATGACTGGAGCAAGCTCAGCAGGCTGGTTACGCAACAACGACGACAATGCCCCCTCCCCACATCCGTCACGCAGGCGATCCAATAGAATTGGTTCCTCAGATTTATCTCAAGTGCGAGCGACATGCTATCCGGACTTTCCAAGGTGTAGGACGACGTTATTGGCAGCTGGTGCGCATGGCGTAATGTTTGGCAGAGTCACTATGTTGAGACTAATTATCTTTATCGCAATATTTGGCGGAACTGCTGGTGGAGCAAGAACAGCAATGCCGTAGGCCGCTTTCTGCCGACGGCGAGGCTGGGCTGTCGTTAAGCCGGGTGGCCGGGTTGACGTTGCATACTCGGATGATCATCCTGACGGCATGTGCGGACGATTTGCCATCCACAGCCCGACCGATCAGATCGCCACCCGGTTCGGTGTGGTCGGCCAGCTACCCGAGTTCAGCCCGCGCTACAACGCGGCGCCGTTGCAGATGCTGCCGGTGATCCGAACCCATCCGGAGACGAAGGAGCGCACGCTCGCGCTGCTCCGCTGGGGGCTGGTGCCGGTCTGGTCCAAGGACTCCACCGGTGCGGCACGGATGATCAATGCCCGCGCCGAGTCGGTGCCGGACAAGCCGGCATTTCGGAGCGCCTTCAAGAAGCGCCGGTGCCTCGTCCCATTCGACAACTTCTACGAATGGAAGAAGCTCGACGCCAAGACCAAGCAGCCCTACGCCATCGGCACCACCAGCAACGAGAAGCCGGATGCTTTCGCGGGGCTATGGGAGGGCTGGAAGGACCCGTCGAGCGACGAGTGGCTGCACACCTTCACCATCGTGACCACAGAGGCGAACGAGATCACCAACGAGGTGCATGACCGTATGCCGGTGATCCTGCCTCCCACCGCCTGGGCCGCATGGCTGGGCGAGGACGAGGTGGGCGCCGACGAGTTGGTCGCCCTGATGCGCCCCTACCCGGCGGACCAGACGCGGCTTTGGCCGGTCCACCGGGATGTGGGCAATGTGCGAAATGACCGGGCCGATTTGGTCGAGCCCATCAACCCAGCCTGAGAGCCCAATGTCGCCACCACCGTACCGCTAGTCCCGAATTGATCGTCTTGACGCACCACCTCTGCCGGGTCTACGGGTTGTTCGATCCACGTGGAACCGAAGGCAGATAAGCTGGTTAGCCAATATCAACGGCAAGAAAAATGGAAGGGAGGTTTAACGCCTTGACCTGCGAGTTCAGGCTCAGGAGGAAGAGATGCATGCTAACGACGTTGCCGCAATCGTCGCAGTATACCTTGTAATAATGTTCCTGATCACAAGTATACTTTCTTTTCTTTTTGATATACCGAACCCATTTATCGAAATATTTTTCAATGATGATCCCTAATAAGCTAGGGATCCTGTCGCAGGGCGTCCAAACCGGCACAATTCAGTACCGCTACCCCGTGCCGGTTGGCGGTGTAACTTCCTCGGCACCTTGCTCGTCGGCAGCTTGCATTTCCGCGGAGCTGGCCGAACGGCCCACCCGGTAGCTGACCACCGCCACGGCCAGGGTGGTCAGCGCGCCACGCCCTTGACCTTTTCGAAGGTCCGGTACGCCCCAAGGCCAAGCATCGGCACCAGCAGCCCCATCAGCGTGTCCGTGTCGATCTGCGGCATGGGCGTGCCGGGCGACCAGATCGACAAGCCCCAGCCCATCAGCGGATAGCCGACGGTCTGGACCAGCAGACCGAGAACGCAGACCCAGCCGACGGCCGGGCGCCAGCCGGAGACGAACAGTGAGGGGTTGGCGGCCTCGGCGGTGTTGACGCCGAGCTGCGCCGTGTCGCCCGCCTGGAGCATGGCGATCAGCTGTGCATTTGCCGACGCGGCGGCCTTCGCCTTGGCGTCGGGGTCCGGGATCCTGTCCAGCAGGTCGGCCAGCAGCGGCGTCAGGGCGGTGATGAGCGGGATTGCAATGGCCATGAGATGCCTCCTTTCGGGCAGCAAAAAGCCCGCTACCGAATGGTGCGGGCGATCTTGTCAAAGGGTGAATTGTCGCGACATACAGTTTGGCGTCATGCTGACGGAGGTGGATCAACCGAGGAGGCCGCCATGTCCAAGCCCCAGTGCAGCAGCCGAACCGCCACCTTGGGCTACCTGACGCAGGATCAGATCCTATGTTTGTTGACGGCCGATCTGGACACGGGAGAAATCTGTGCGCAGAGAGACACAATCCCACCCGGCTGGCTTCTGGTTGAGTGTTACGACCTGGGGCTGGTGACGCCGGGTGAGAGTCCCGGTGTCTGGAAGCTCAGTCCGGACGGTTGAGACGCGCGGGTGGCACTGCTCGCTGACTGAGAAACGAACAGCTCGCGTCGAAGCCGGTTAAGGAATGTCCTTCGTTTCAAAGATCGCCCGCAATGCCATAAGCAAGGCATTAGCGTGCATGGGTTTGTGCAATAGGACGGTCACACCGGGCGCATCGCCTTTCAGGTCCCGCACGCCGCCGACCGGAGGGTCGGCCGTCACCACGACGATGGGCAGGCGCGGCCATTTGTCGCGCAGTTCCCGGATCATGCGTCGGCCATCGCATTCAGGCATGTTGAGGTCGGTTACCACCACATCGAACGGCGCTGCGGCGAACGCCCTTAGCCCGTCGTGTCCATTATGGGTGCAGGTAACGGAGTAACCGACGGCTTCACACGTTTCGGCAAGTGCCAACTGGACAAGAGCATCGTCCTCCACAATCAAGATCCGAAAATGTTGGGAATTGATCATAGCATCCGTGATCCGTGGATAAGAACGAGTGCGAGTGCATCGGCATGGAAATAAATTGCATATTTTCCGCTTGAAATCAACTTGCGGTAAACCCGCATTCGGTTCCTTATCTAGAAACATCATGACCACTCACAGTTTCTCTTGTGGTTGCCGCCAGCGGCTTCGGGGCGCGGTGATCAAGGGGAATGGCTACGGCAATGGGTTGCCTTCTTTGGAAGGAAAGGCCCGCGCTAGGATAGTCGCAGAGGAACGTGTTGGGTTGGAGTTCTCAGAACGTTCGCTTTCCTGCTGCGGTTTTCTTCCATAAACAGAGCGGTTCCGCAAATGGAACCTTAATATTCGTGAGGCGTTCTCAAAGAAGATTATTCCCTGATCATTTCAGCATCTAAAAAGTATGGACGCGTGATCACTTGGTCGCGCCAGCGTGCCCCCTGCCTTGCACATAGCCGCTGACGGACTGGAGGCTTGCCTGGGCACCGCAGCGGGGGCAGCGGTAGCCAGGCATCGGGTATCGGTCCTCACGGTGGAAGTCGTGATCTGGACAGGACTCAAGCACTCGCAGGTTGGACTGCACCTGGGCAAGCAGGTTTTGGGGATTGATCGACACGATCACGCTTCCAGAAACTCGGCCAGCCGGTTGAGCCAGCCGGCGGCGTCGAGCGCTTGATCATCAGTGCGGCCACGCTTCCGGGTGTCGCCTGAGATCAGGTTGCCGTAGAAGCAGATCCGGGCCACGAAGACCGAGCGCCACAGGCTGGCCGCGTCGGCGCTGTTAACCGAGGCCAGCGTCTTCGGCCGACGGCGCCGTTGACTTCAGTGCCGCGCGAGCCGTGTGATCATTGCCGGCCCCCTTGGAACCATACCGCCGAGGCGACTTCGGTTGACTGATTTTGACGGCAAGCGGCGATGTGGTGAGGAATCTGCCTGAACAGCAAAGGGGCTCTATGTTAAATTTAGCATAACGTAAGACTTTAGGTTACGACTTGTAGGTTGTTGAAAATATATTTCGGTTTTATATAATGCACTGCAAATCAATATTTATATCTTGGCAATGTGGAGGATTGTTATGGCGCGAGCTATTTTTCCTTATGAAAGTCAGCACTTGGAAGTCGATTGGATTGACCGTCATATCCCACCTGCCCCAAATATGATTTTACTTGAGCAACGTTACTTCGCTGGGGGAACACGCATGATGCTTGTATGGGGGCGACATGAGTTACATCCCCTGAAATCAGGAGAAATTGTGTACTGGTCAGAACCGAATTGAGTAATGAAGAACAAGGGGCGATTATTGTCAATAGCGAAATAAAAAGTAAATCCATAATTCAATATGATACGTTGACTAGAATTTTGCGGTAGATTTCAAGAAAACCTAGAGGTGTTCCTATGGAAAGACTCATCATACGTAGTGAATTAATTTCCATCTTGCCGTACGATCAAATTATGCAGATTTGCTTCTCATCTGCAAGGTTGAATATGCGCAGCAATATAACAGGGTTTATGGTCGAATGCGGGGGCGTTTTCATCCAGTCTCTGGAAGGCACCCCTAATAGCTTGAGTAAGACATTTAGAAGGATCGTTAAAGACAAGAGGCATCACAGAATAAAAAGGATTTTTTTGAATAAAAATGCAGATAGTAGAATTTTTGGGGCGTGGTCTATGAATATGATGTTTCTTGATGATCAATCTCTTTGGCAACAGGCGATTGGTTCTTTAGATGCTTATGATGGCTTCCATGAAAGATCACATGATGCCGCATTCGCTATTGGAGTTTTAATGCTCTCATACAGGCATGCATGCGAGAAGGCGCAACTTAGTTCGACCCCTTCTGAAGATCGATGTGGACAACTTCCGCATCCTGACCAAGTACTTGGGGCTTAGTGGTCTGCAACAGACGGACCGTCACGTATACCGTTTCTTACCAGTCGCTGAATGCCTTGGTTCTAGGGATGTTCAAACGAGGCGATCTGTCCGGCTTGGACTACTAGCGTTTCACTGCTGCTGTCGCAAGGCTTTGCTTAGGGCGGCCCGGATTGTGGTGGGTGTGGAGGGCATTTCCAAGAGTACGCCGTCGAGTTTTTCCTTTCTCCAGCGCTGGATCAGGTCGGAATCCGCGGTCATGCCGATCCATGGGAGTGGATAGCCGAGTTCGGCTTCAAAGCGGCTCGCCAGTTCAATACCTGTCTGCTGCTTATCTAACGGGGGAATAAACATCGCTGAAGGGCGCAGGTCTCTTGCCTTGATGTCTTTGACAATCTCGTCAAACGACGTTCCGGAGACAATGCGGCATCCCCAGGCCTCAAGCGTAACAGTGATGCCGAGTCTTAGAAGAAAGTCCTGTTCGAGTACAATTATTGCCTTTCCCTTCAGATTTGGCATGATTTACCCTTTCTAAGGTCTCGCTAGAATAGGGCGCAGTTACAGGCAAGGACCAATGGTCGAGGGCAATGATACGTCCTGCTTTTTTGGTTCTGATCCTCTTTCGCTTCCAAACACGATACGCGCATGGGTGGATATGTCTAGCAACTCCGTGACGATCAGTGCCGCGACTCTGATGCTAGCGGGCCAAGCCAGACGGAGCGCCTCGTTTGTACATCCCAGAACCAAGGCATTCTGCAGCTGGTAAAGAACTACATACGTAGCTGTCTGTCTGGTGCCGACCAGTCGCCGGTTCAGCCATCCGGCGGCGAGGCCTCTCTCGCGGACGTAAAAAGCTGCTGCGTGAAAGGCGGGCGAGGGGTTGCTGTGGCGAGGAAAGGGGCGCATGCTCGACGGTCCCCGCTTGGGAGGGGCGAGCATGCCCAAACCGCAGTACTGCGCCCGCATCCATGTCCAAGCGACGCTGTCGCAGGATCAGATCCTCTGTCTACTGACGGCGGATGCTGACGGTGATGTCTATCCCGAGAGCGCCGAAATACCGGTCTGGCTCGTCGGTGAATGCGAAGACCTGGGGCTTATGACGCCAGGGCATTTCCCAGGTGTGTGCCGGCTCACCGCCGATGGACGGGACGCACGAGCGGCGCTGCTGTCCGACTGAGGTCGTCAGGCAGACAGGCCTCGCTCCCACATGGCGGCCTCGGCATCGCGACGGGTCCGCAGTCCGCCCACGCCCGGCCACAAGCGCTTCATCGACCTGAGCTGCACGGGCACCTCGGTCAGCCGCCCGGCGGCGATCAGATCCCGAATAGCCCGCATCTCCCGGCGGCTCTCCCAGGACGGCTTCCCCTGCTCGCCCATGCTGGAGCCGCGGTTGTAGACGAGGCTGACCAGCGGGCCGAAGCACAGGGGCGGCAGGTCGACCGAACCGGGGAAGACCTCGACGGTCATCCGCTCGTACTTCGGCAGGGTCCGGTCTCGGAAGCAGTCGTAGGCCGAGTCCCAGGGCACAATGATGGTGGACAGCTTCGCGGCCACGTCCTTGGCCGGCATGCCGGAGACGCCGCATGCCTGCTCCAGCAGGGCACGCGAGGCAGGCGGCATAGTGGGCCAGTCCAGCGCCAGGTCGTCAGCGTCGTGGTGGGCAAGGTCGTAGCCGATGCCGATGGTCACGCCGCTCTCTCCGCCCGGCCATGTAGGGTGGACGTAACGGGCCTCATAGGTACGGCGGCTGGTCACCTCCGCGAAGACGATCAGGTCGACCGCCTCGGGATGGGTCAGCGGCGTTACGGTGATGGCGCGCGGGATCGCCGCGCCGGTGGGCGTGTTGGGCATGGGGTTTCTCCTCATTGGGCGGGTGATGAATGGGAAAGGCGATTGCGGGATGCTGAGGGCGTCCGACGTTGTCTCGGAATCCTCCCTCTACTCGGGGCGCCTGCTGGCGCCCTTTTCCTTTTCAGATCTTGGGTTCGGCCGGCTGACCGAGCCGGAGAAACCCGCCGCAGACGGCGCGGCGGGCATTGGTCAGCAGAAGGGCGAGCAGCAGAAGGGCGGCGTCCTTATTGCCACCGCATTCCGCCAGCGCCCGCTGCACCTCCTGCTCGGCCGGTGATGGAGTGTCGGCCATAGCGGTCAGCCCGCCGACGTGACGACGAGGGCGGCGAACAGCACCGGACCGACCAGCAGCCCGGCCAGGAACTCGCCCCACTCCCCCTCGCTCCGCAGACGCCAGGGCAAGGCGGGAGGCAGAAGCCCGAGCAGGTAGCCGGCCGGCATGTAGAGGCCGCCCAGCGCCGACCAGCCGGCGGACAGGGGCAGCCACGGCTCGATGGCCCAAGCGAAAAGCACTAGGCGCCCCATGCCGGCAAGCCAGAGGTATCCCAGCTTCTGCGGGCGCGGGATCTTGGCGGTCCAGCTTGCCGGATAGGCCGCGGGGGTCTCCGGCAGGTTCTGGCCGGCGGCGTGCGGCAGGAGGACCATGCCGAGGAACCACGCGAGCCACACGCGAACCAGGGCATCCCACGGCAGGCCCGGCACAAGCCACCAGACGGCGGCGGTCAGCGGACAGGCCCAGAACAGCGCGCGGGCGCCCTGCGTCCCGAGCCAGTCGTGTTCGCTGCCCCGCTCCCGGTGAGCGCAGGCGGTCAGCAGGCACAGGGCCAGCAGTTCGGGCCAGCGCTGCGCAGTGGCAAGCGCCGCCCGTTCCAGCAGCGCGAACTGCTGGTCGATCATCAGGATCATGATGGTGCTCCAGACATGAAAAAGGCCGCTCACAGGCGGCCGAGGCGGCCGAGGCGGTCGGGCGTTGGAGTATTGTCGCGGTCGGTCAGGGCAGGGTGAAATTGCCACCTGTCGAGTAGTAGGTTTGCCCCGTCTCATAGTCGGTGATCTTGACGACGCCGGCGGTGCCGTTACCACCGTCACCAACGCGGAAGCCGTAGCTGGCGCTGCTGTTGCCGCCGTTGCCGCCGCGTCCATAGGAACTCAGGTTGTCGGCGCTGCCGGTGAAGGGCAGGGCCAGAGTCGCATGGGTGTAGTTGCTGCCGTTTCTGCCGCCGCCGGCACTGGCCTGCCCGTCGATGCCCCTGCTGCCACCTTGGCCGCCCAGGTAGGTGCTGTCCGCACCACCACCACCGCCGCCACCACCACCTCCGTCGCCGGTTGCCTGGGACTCGCCGTCCTGGCCAGTGCCGTCGGTTGGCCGGGCGGCAGGGTTGGTGCCGCCGCCAAAGGCAGCGTTGCCACCAGCACCGCTGGACCCGCCACCGCCGCCGCCGCCACCACCGGCGACACCGATGGTCTGCCCCCACCAGGACACGCCAGTGGAGCCGCCGCCATAGCCGCCGGTGCCGCTGGCTCCGGCCGGGCCGGCGTTGCCGCCGGCACCGCCGCCGCGGTAGCCACCAGCTTGGCCGCCGATTGGAGAGGACAAGATGCTGAACGGCTGTTGATACCCAGCGAGGCCGCCGCCACCAACCGAGATGCCGACCGCATCGGACTGGTAGGCGATCAGGTCGAAGCGGACAACGTTGCCGTCGCCACCGGATCCGCCGCTGTTGCCCCCATCAGCCCCACCGCCGCCACCGGCGCCGCCGCGCAGCTCGAAGCCATAGCGCTTGAGCTTGCGGGCTGCGCCCAGCATGCCACCGGGAAACATCAGGTGGCCTCCTTGATGATGGCGGCCGAGCAGCGCCCGGCGGTTTTGCGGTACTGGAAATCCAGTCGCCAAATCTCACCGTTGGCGCCGGTGATGCTGTTCTGCACGCCGCTCGGCAACTTGTAGGAGGCGGCGATTGTCACGGTATATGGGCCGGTGAAAGTCAGATAGATGGAGCCAGCCACCGCCGTATCGGCAGCCATCGCGCCGGTACCGGTCAGGGCACCAACGGTGCAGTTGCCGTTGACCGTGTAGCTGAAACACTGCTTGCCGGTCAGAGGGGTGACGTCCGGGGTGACGGTGGCGCCACCGGCAATGCCGCCGCCCTGCGCATCCGCCACGATGGCCGGGCCCGAGAAGGTGACACCGTTCTTGAGGGCGTCCACCTCGTCCTTCCGCGCGGACTCGCCACTGGCCGTCGGCGCTCCCATGCCGGCGAGAACGCCAAGCTGATTATTCACCCGCATTGATCGCCTCCATCAGATCCAGCGCCGCATCCCATGCCACCTGGTCAGGGTTGGGCTGACCATCATCCAGCAGCTCGGCCGGCGGCTCGCCCGTGGCGCGCAGCAGAGCAAGAGCGCGGGTGCTGTCGTCAGCATCGGCGACCAGGGCAAGCGCCTCCTGGTAGGTTGCCCACGCCGGGTTGGGCTGCTCTTCCGTACCGTCCACCAATACCGTCACCGTCTCCGGCGGTTCGCCGGCCGCCACGACGTCGTGCGCTGCCAGCCACGCCAACCGGGCCGGGTTGGGCACCTCGCCCATGCCGTCCACCTCCACCAGCTCCGGCGGCTCATCGGCGGTTGCCGTCAGCAGGTCGAGCGCATCCAGGTAGCGGGCATGCGCCGGGTTGGGTCGGACCGCCTTGACCATCACCGGCACGGCCATGGTTTCGGCCAGTGGGTCGCCGGCCTCCACCGTCGTGATCAGGCGCTGCGCCGCCTCATAGGCCCGGACAATCCAGAGCGCATCGCGCACCCGATCGTTCCGGGCGCGAATGGCGTTCGCCTCCGGATGATCCAGAGCCACAGCATCCTGCAGGCAGCGCGGGCGGCCGGCGACCAGCTGCCACCGGCGCAGCCACACGCCGTCATCCTTGTATTCGTCAAGCAGCGGCATTGCGGGTCTCCGAGATCCAGTTGAGGCGCAGGACCGCACGCCAGATCAGGCGCTTGGACGCTACGCCGGTGACGTTGATTGCAAAGGCTTGCGCGGTGGTGTCGACGATGATGGTGGCGTCCATTGTCGCCGTGGTTTCGTCCACCGTGACGTGGTAGGCCGAGCCGACCAGTTGGACGTTTCCGCCCAGGTTCCGGCGGACACGCGCCCGCACGGTGTAGCTCGCACCCTCCGTCGGCGTCTGGCCATACTCCGTCGCCATGATGTCCGCCTCGATCTGGACGGACTCGCCCTCCCCGACAAAGATCTTGCCGAGATCCAGCGGGGTGGCGTCGGTGGTGACGCCCGTCAATACCGGGTCGCTGCTGTTCGCCACGACGGACGCCTGCCGCAGTTCGTCCTTCACGGGCATCAGCTCGGTCACCACGCCCGCCTCGCTGGCGGTGCCGATCAGCAGCGCGCCGCCGCCGGCCGACAGGCTGGTCACGCTGGGCACGGTGAAGGCGGTTCCGGCCGCCTGGGTGAGGCGGCCGACACGGCGCAAGCCCGCGAACTGGCTCACGCCGTCCCCTGTTCCCACATGCAGCAAGCCGGCATCTTCATCCAGCGCAAGCGATTGCACGCTGTTGCTGGCGCCGCCCAGGAAGGCTTTGGCGTTGGGCTGGAAGAGCGCCGACTCGTCCGCGTACATCCGGGCGATCTGTGCGGGTGTGGGAGCGTAGCCAACGGACACCCGAGAAAGTGCCAGAGAACCTTCGTGCTCAAGACCGGGAGCGTTGTCGCTCCTCTTCCCGAGGAAGATGCTCGCCGCCGCGTTTGTGAGGCTCTGATCGGCGTTGACGATGCTGGCAGTTGCCCTGCGGATGCCGTCCATCCACAATTCCAGCGTGTTGCCTCTCCGAACCCCGACCCACATGCGCCAACCGGATTGGCCGGCGAACGAGAAAGAGGCCAGATCCTGGGTGGCTGCGCTATCGTCAGAAGCCCACAGCCGGGCAAGACCGCTCCACACCTCCATGCCTACCGAAGAACCAGTGAGAGAGCCAGTAGGCCCATAGCTCATCAGGCTATACGTTGCCGACCCGCCATCGTTCGACCAGACGATAAACGCCCAATCGGCTGTCGCAAGGTTCAGATCGCTGTCGTTGGGCCGATACAGGAAATTACCCCCAGAGCCATTCGACCAACCGCTCAACGCATACAGGTCACTCCCAGTCGCGACAGGCGCCCTCATCAGAGTGCCGTTGACTATCAGCCCCTTGCTCTTGTAGCTCCGATCTGGAACGGCCAGCTTGCAGGACACCTTGAATAAGGCCGTCCCTATCGTACCGACAGCCAGTTGGATTTGCGTCGTGCTGGCAGCCGCGGTGAATTGCAGCTGGTACGGCGTGGCGGTGGTCGCTGCGGTATTGACCTCCACTGTGCTGGCGCCAACCGCAATCACACGGGCGGCCGACGACGTGCCCGCCATGTAAGTCCCCGCCAGAAGATACGTCTGACCAGGAATGGTGGGGATGCTCTCAGAAATGACGCCGCCTGCGGCTGACGCCGTGTTGCAGAGGTAGCCGCCGGAAACGGATGGCGTGGCATTGGCACCTGTCCAGCCAACCGCACTGCTGCCATCACCGTTGACGATCAGCTCGCCGCTGCCAGTCACGGCGTCGCTGAACGTGCCTGTCTTGCGGCAGGAAATGTTGGCGTAATCGACGTACTGACCCGAGGTGGAGGTGGTGAACAGTCGCAGCTTCGACACCGATCCGGTGGCAACGAAGCTGATGCGTATGCCGGCCACGCCGTTGGCGGCTGCCGTCGCAGTGGGTGACAGGACCGTCGCCTCAGCGGAGTCCGTGACGTCCACATAGTAATAGGCGGTGGGGTTGCCGCCACCGACCACGTCGAAGCTCACTGTGTGCTGCACGCCTGCGGTCGTGGCGAGGCTGTACGTGCCACCCTGACCACTGGTGCTGCTGGTCGCTGTGACGCGCAGGGCACCATTGACCGCGGACAGCGTGGCCGCATTGCGCTGCGACCAACCGGCGGTGTTGGTGAGGTTGGTCCCGTTGGCGACCAGTTCGCCGCCGCTGGCCCCATTGCTGCCCGCCCCCTCCGTGATGGCGCACTGGCGCGTATCGCCCGGCAGCCAGCCCGTAGCAAAGTCCTTGGTCACATAGCTGACCATGCCGTTGGCCGGGTTCGCGGCGTCTTCAGCCAGCATGGTCAAACCGCCGCTGCCAGCCACCGCGCCTCCGGCCAGCAGGTTCTTGCCCCCGCCCGTCACGATCTTAAGGCCACTGGTGCCCTGGTCATAATAGACGCTGCGCCATGCAGTATTCGCCGCGGTAGCGTAGGGAATGGGGCCAACGTCGAAGGCATCGGCACCAGCCGCACCGAGCCAGAGGCGGTTGTCTGGCGTGATTCTCACAGAGTTGTGCCCGGAGGCGCGCGTGATGGTGGCGATGAGGCCCGTCGGGTGGATTACCGACGTGCCGCCAGCCGTCGCCACTGCAATCGTCGGGACCGGCAGGCGCGTCACAGGATCGAGCGGGGCGCCCGGCAGAACGCGGACATCGACGCCCGAAATTGCCCGCGAAAGGATGCCTCCGCTCACCGCAGGCAGGGAGGAATAACCCACATTGCGAGACGCAATCGGATCGGGGAAGCGCACCAGATTGCTCTGGTCATACATCCAGCTGCGGTCGCGGGTGAAGTCGTGGAGATACAGCCCGCCGAAGCTGGCATTATTGTCACCGATGACCAGATACCCGCCGCGCATGGCAGCGGACGAGTTGCTATTGCCCGATCCGCGATAGCCGCGCGTCCCGTCCATCAGGAACACCATCCACATGCGTGGGCTGGCATTCGCATCCAGGTCGTGCAGGTCGTAGATGATGACGCGAGTGGCACAGGTCACGACGAGCGCGACCACCGGGAATTCCTTCTTTGCTCCGCGCGTCGCCGTGTTGAGGCTTTCATTGTACCAAGACGCCTGACGCGCCAGCCTGCCCTTGCGCCACGCGCCGCGGTCCCAATCGAGCCGGGTATCGTAGCGGTGGACGGCGGCTACACCCGACAAGGCATAGGCCGTGGGCTGGCCGTTCGCATCCCAGGCCGACGCGAGCCGGTAGTTGATCGCCGGGACGATTGTGTTGGTCGCGGTGCCGATAAACTGCTGCGCCAGGACAGCACTGGCGGCGGAGGCCGTCTGAGACGACTGTGCTTGTGTCACCAGATTCTGGGTCGTCGACCGGTCAGTAGCCACCGCGGCACGGTCGATTGCGACGGCCTGCCGGTCGGCGGCTGTGGCGGTGGCAGAGGCTGACGCCTGCTGTTGCTGAGATGCGGCGGCAGAGACGCTGGTCGCCATCTCGGCCTTCGCGTCGACCATCAGGTTTTCCCAGCGTTGCCGGACCTGACCGTCGGAGCCCGCGACTGTTTTCTCCGCATGTCCAAAGTTCTCGAAGTCTGCGCTATTGTAAGTGGCGCCGCTAAGTTGAACCATCAGAGAACTCCTTCGAAGCTGAATGGAACCTCGTCATGCTCTCCAGCGACGATCCGGTACGATCCGGGATCGGTATTGCGTACGAAGTTGCACATGCGAAGCCAGTCAACTTCCCGACTTGGGAATGGGAAAAATAGGAACGGAGTGTCGAGATCGTATTCTTCGAGCGCGTCATACATTCTCTGGCGCGCTTCGTCGGTTGGCAGGTAGTCGATGGTCCCTTTCCAAGTCTGTGCCTTGGGGAGACGATTGAATTCCTTGTGTCCACAAGCGGCCTGGAGAGATGTCGTGCGGAAATTGAACCCGTAGTTCATTCCGAAGGAGGGATTGATCGATACCTGATGACCAAGGCAGATTTCGAACATCCTGAGACGGAAGGGGCCGACCGATGGCTGAAATCGGCGCATCGTCACCTTGATCGATCGCAACAGCACCGGGCTCGGTATCCAAATCGGCCGGATCGGCGTCCGCTTCTTCTTTCGTTGTCGGGCTGACAGCTTTCCCGTCCAGAACGACTCGTGCTCGAAGGGGATGGCTGATTGGTCATAGACGCGGGGCCAGAACTCTTCTCCGATCAGTGAGTTGATTGGCTGCTGCATCTGGTAGTCGGAGAACATCTCGACATCGAAGGTGTCGTAGGCATCGGCGTCGTGCCCGACAAACGCCATCAGCCCGACCGGCACCAGGGACTGGCTGCGGGCGATGAACACGGTGTCCGAGACGTTCCCGCTCACCGTCCGACCGACGCGGTAGAGCGGCATCGATCCGATGTTGCTCACCGGCCGGTCAGGATCCCAGGCTCCGCCGCCGGCTTCGAAGGTGAACTGGCTCGTCCATCTGTCGAGGCCGATGATCGCGTTGACGCTGCTCATACTGCGACCTCCATCAGGTCCAATTTCATCGACTGCCCATCCAGTTCACGCCCGTTGACGCGGAGGGTCATTCCGGCGGACAGGCCATACCGGCTGGATCGCGCTGCGACACAGGCGCCCGGCCGGGCGGCCAGGGTTTCTTCATTGAGGAAGGAGGTGAGGGAAAAGCGGTCCCTCAGTACGGAGTGGATGGCGAATAGCCGTTGGGCGAGGGCCTGGGCATCGGCCCGGTACCGGAGGGAGGTCTTGACCGTGAGCCGCCGCTCCCCCCACAGGTCGATGATCGTTTGGTCCTTACCGGCCGCGGGCCATGTCTCCGTCAGGTACTCACTGGAGAGCTGGGTCCGCATGTCGGCGCCGCCGACCGGATCGGTTGCAGATGTTGAGTCACCAGCGAGGTCGCCGCCATCCAGCTTCCGGTCGCGCGGGGCGAACTGAACGTCGACAGCGCAGACCGGCAACCCGCGGCTTTCATCATTGCTGGCAACCAGTTCCAGGTCGACATAAGGGACGTGTCCTAGCGGCGCGTCCTCATCGTCATCGACCAGTTCCCGGAAGGTCAGCACTGGTGCCCCCGCGGTGGCACCGTCGAAGGTGATCCGCCAGACGCCGAGGTCGTCGTCGTGGTAGCCGGCGACGCCATCGCACAGGTCGTTCAGCGCGTCGCGTTTGGTCTTCTCCGACGTGCCGGCCCAGATACCGGCCTCCCACGGGCAGGCAGTGTCCAGCGCCACGACATCGGGCCCGGAGATGTCGCTATCCGTATAGCCGCAGTCCTCGATCAGGACCCGGCGCCAGACCTGGGCGAGGGTTCTGTCGGTTGCGGTCGCGCCTTCCCAGGCAGCCAGGGTGAAGACGCCGCCCTGGCTGCCGAAAGTGGTCTTGCACCAGGCTCCGTCGCCGCCCGAACCGTCATACCAGTTGAAGGTGCCGGAGGTCGGGGCGGAGTCCTTCAGCTGCTGGAGGGTGTTACATTTCACGCCGACGGTGATCGCCGCGCCCCTGTTACGTCCGTTCTCGACCCCATGGATGCGTTTGTCGCTGATCTGCCGGAGATCACCGGTGACGTTCGTCGGTACCGGCTCGATCTGAGGCCGGTATCCACGAAGCCGGGGGCGGGGCAGGTTCTTGAGCCCGTCGGCGCCGTCGGTCGACATGCCGGCGCCGGTACCGCCGGGGAAGGTGGAACCCTGCCAGCGGCTGTCGAGGTCGGACAGCTTCCCACGCCAGCGGAACAGCACATCCTCCTTGCTGACCACGGGCTGCTCAACCGTTCCGGTCCGGACCACCGTGGCGGTGCTGTAATCGGCATCGGAGTCGGTGACGATCAACTCCCGCGCCAGCCGGCCGAAATAGGCGTAGCGGCGGAGATGATCCCGGAGGCCGGCGTTGATGACCTTCACCAACCCCTTCTCGACATCGGCCGCGCCGAAGGACTTCCCGTCGCCGTGAAGGCTGACGGAACCCTGTGCATAGCCCTCCGGGGTGATGACCGGTTCAAACGGCCCAGGTGCCGATGAGTCGTCGTATTCTTCGTTGGAGAAGCGCAGCGTGCCGGCGGCGAGCCGCCACCCGGTGTGGGTACCGCTGCCGCCGGTGGCCTTGACGCTGAGCGCGAAGCCGGCGGCATCCGTCCACGCCACCAGCCCCTCCATCCATGCTCCGGACCCGTCGGTCGCCACCACCCGGAGCGTCATCCAGGTGGTGGCCTGCGGCCCGGCGGCCAGGACGAAGCCTTTCAGCCCCATCCCGACCGTGTGTGTGCTCGACGACGTCGCGTTGACGTAGCAGCCGATTTCAACAAGGTGGATCATGCCGCGCGGTCCCGGTCTCTCTGCCGGCGGAGCGCAGTTTCCGTGCGCTCATGACCGGTTTGGTTGATGATGATGGCCTGTTCGTCGAGAGCTTCCTTCCGGCGGGCATCCTTGTTCCGCTCGGCCCGAAGTTCCTTCACTTCACGGGTGAGTTCCGCGACCTGTCGGACCAGCGGGGACAGGTCGAAGCGCTCCGGTGCCTGCGGCGCCGAGCCACGGTCTGCGATGCCGGCCGAAACGCGGTCGTTGGCCGCGGACTGCCACATGTCGTAGATCCGCATGCTATCGACCGACGCCGCGACCGCCGCGCCGCCGCCCTGCCACAGCAGCTCCGGCCCGCGTTCACCCACCCACACGGCACCGGGCGGGGTAGACATGGTGCCGGTGGCAAAGCCTGGGACACCGGCACCATGAGCAGCAGACCGCACGGCCGCCTCGAAGGAGGAGGCGTGACCCAGGCGGACCCAGGCGTTGAGACCCGCGTCAACCCCACCGTCGTAACCGGCCGCTTTGACCGCAGCGGCCTGCTGCGCGGTGGATAGGGCGTCCCACGCCCGTTGGATGTCCTCCGGTGCTGCATAACGCGCCCCACCGCCGACCGTGCTGACGTTCGCTTCGAAGGTTGAAGCGCGCGTCTTGTCGGTCGCCAGCCAGAGATTGAAGGCGCTGTCGATATCACCGCCCCAGCCCATGGCGCGGGCGACACCGTGTTGCTGCTCCGCCGACAACCCATCCCAAGCCGTCTGCACCGCTGCGGACGCGCTGTAGCGTGGGGTGTTGTCGTTGGTACCGGTGAGTGCCTTGAGCGGGCCGAGGGCCGCCTGCCAGACGGCATAGCTCTGGTCCATGACATCCTTCAGGCCGGTCATCGCGCCATACTGACGCTCTCCGATCCGGGCAGCCTCGGCACGCTGCCGCTGCAACTCCTTCAAGGCGTCCTGAGCCGTCTGAAGCTGCTTCTCAGGCGTTCCGAGATCGGCGTTGGTCGGGACCGTCCCAAGTTGATCGAACACGGTCCGGACCCGGTCGTAGTCCGTTCTGTCGCTGTTGGCGAAATATGCGTTCGCCAACTGGACCACGGTCGGACCGAGTTGCTGAAGCAGTTGCTGCGCCGCCGTCTTCTCCGTGTCGGTGGCGGTGCTGCTGGTTGCGGTGGTGTAAGCGGCTTCGAACTGCCGGCGGGATTCGACCAGCTTTTCGTAAGCCGAGAGCGGGCTGTTGTCGTTGAGCGCCAGGCTGTCGTAGGCCTGACGGAACTGCCGGGCGACATTCGCCGCGGCGACTGCTCCCTCCTGGAGGTTCGTGATCAGGTCCTGCTGGGCGCTGATCTGCTGGTCGTAGGAACCCAACACATCCTGCTGAGCCAGCTCGAAGGCTTTTGCGGCCCGCTCCGCCGCCTGGACCTGAATCAGCTGGCTCGTATCACGCCCATCCTCTTTCGCCTTCAGCAGTTCTTGGCGCTGCTGCTCATCAAGAGTGATCAGCCCGGACCCACGACTGTTGCCCAAGGCGGCGTACATCCGGGAATCGACGCCCGAATTGAACGTCTTGACCGCTTCTGCGGTGGCATCGTTCAGCTTCTGGAGTGCTGTGCTCGCCGCGCTGACCACCTCCGGCATGTCCGAGAAGTTGGAGATGATCTCCTGCAAGCTGGTGCTGGTGATGCTGCCCGATTTGACCAAGCCGGACATGCCGTTGGTCAGCGTGCCGGTGACCTTGGCCATCTGTCCGGCGCGGGCGGCACCTTCCGGCCAAAGCACGTTCACATCATCGACAGCGGTCTTGTATGATTTGATGAGCGTGGCCGCGCTGTCGTATCCCTCCTCTCCCTTCGATTTCCGGAAAGCTACATTCAGGGTATCGCTGTAATCGCCCTGTTCCTTCTTCAGTCCGTTGGCGAAACCTTCGTTGAGCTTCGCAGCGAGTTCGTCGCCGACGATACCCACCGACGCGAAGGCTTTAACGAGATCCGTGGCCGTGTTCGACCACTTGCCGCGGAGTTGCTCGACCTTCTTCTGTTCGGGTGATGTCTCGACGGTGACGCCCGATACCTCATCCATCAGGCGCTTCTTGACCGCGCCCAGGGCCTCCATCTGCTTCATGGCCCCATAGAGGCCGTCGGGCACCGCCTGCCCGGCGGCGATATAGGCGTCGGCTGCTTTCCGCATGTCGCCGGCCAGGGCGTCGAAGTCCTTGCCGACCGCGTTGAAGGTGTTGTTGCCGAGCGAGGTGACGATGTCGTTCAACTCCGACACCCGGCTCCGGACCAACCCCACGGCGTTAAACTGTTCCTCAAGCTTCCCAGCCTTCTGCCGCTCCGCCTCCTCCTGAACCTGCCGGGCGGCGGTCGCGGTCGGAATGCCGAACGAAGCCGCCGTTGCGTTGGCTCCGTCCAGCGCGCGCTGCAACACCTCCGGAATCGCACCGGTGGCGGCGAGAAGCTGCTGGGCCGCCGTGTCCAGTTCCTTCAGTGCCAACGAGGGGTCGCCCACCTCATTACGCATGATCCACGACGGGTTGTCGGCCAGTTGCTGCACACTGATCCCGCCGCTGCCCGGATCGCCGACACGAGAAGCCCCGACCATTTCGGTCGTCAGCTTGCCGGTCGGATCAGCCTTCAGCGCATCGGCGAGCGCCTTCAACGTGCTGTCGATCTCCGTCGCGGAGGCGCCCTGCCACGCTCCGAAGGACCCCCGCCCACCGTTGGCGGCCACGGCCCGCTCGCCGATGGTGCCAGCGGTGCCCGACACGGCGCTGGTCTGGTCACCGTAGTCATGGCTGACTGCGGCGGCGGTGCCCTTTTCGCCGGTCAGGGCCTCCAGCATGCCGGTCAGGCCGGTGCCGGCGACCTGGGCGGCAGCCGACAGGGCGGCAGCAACGGCGGTCGGGCCGAGGCCTGCAACAGCGGCCATGGTCTGCGTCTGCGCCTGGGTGTTTTCGGCAGTGTCGGCCTGCCAGCCGGCAAGCTCCGACATCCAGCCGGTGACGGCCGAAACCCACCCGCTGATGGTGTCGATCACGCCACCGCCACCGCCGGACGAGGTGCCCCAGCCACCCCCATAGGCCGCGTCCCGGTCAGCCGTGCTGCCGTAGGCCGAGCCAGTGGCGGCATTCTCGCCGCCCGTCGGCCCGGAGCCGTTGCTATTGTGGCCGCCGCCGCTATGACCGCCGGTGTCGCCAACCCCGCCCGTGTCGCCTTCCAGATACATCGGGAGGCCGGTTGTTGGGTTAGTGCGGCGACCGCCCAGCATGCGGTCCATCCAGGCCAGTTCATCGGACCGGACATGCACCAGTTGCGTGTCCGCTCCGACACCCTGCGCGGCCAACATCTGGGCGGATTCCCGCGCGTTCCAGATGCGTTCGCCGCCAGAGAGGCGGACCAGCTCCGGGCCTTCCTCACCGACGATGGCCCACCCGGAAGGAGCCGAGAGCGTGCCCGTCGCGAAGCCGGGCAGCTTGGCGCCGGAACTGACCGCAAAGACCGTCTGGGCGTTGTTGACGAAATCCAGCAGGGTGCGGCCGAGTGTGTTACCCGCTTCGACCCCCGTTTGGAACTGCGAGAAGAGGTCGGAGATGGACGAGCGCAGCGACTGGACTTGGTTGTTGAAGCTGTTCGCGAACTCCAGGTGCGACAGCATATCTTCAAGGATTACGGCGCTTTCATGCGCAATCGCATATGCGATCTCAGGGACACCGGATCGCATCCCCTTCAGCAGATCAAGCGCGGCCTGTTCAGCCGACTTGTTCTTGCTATCGATGTAGCTGTCCTTGCCAGTCGCAGTCAGGTTCAGCCGGGCGATGATGTCGTTCAGCCCCTTGGCGACTTTGGTGGCGTCGCTGTTAAACCTTGTCGGATCGCCCCCATTGTCTTCGGCGTAACTGCCGAGTGCATACTTGCCGTTGGCGCCCAAGGTGATGTGGCTGATGCTGTACTTCTCACCTCGATCCTTCGCCCCGGTAACGGCCGACAGCAACGCGCCGGCCGCCATCATGACGCCGCCGACGATCTGGCCACCGGGGATCATCGCGGCGATACCGCCGGCCGCAGTCAGGCCCCCGCCGATCTGCTGCCCAACGCTGGCCCCTTTCTGCGTTGCCATCGCGGCACCCGAGGCAATGCCGCCGATTCCCTGGATCACCTGTCCCCAGCTCGGATTCCACCCGCCGATCCCTTCAGCAGCCCTGCCAGGCATCGGGCCGACGAAGTTGGAATCTGGCCGGGCGGATTCGCTTTGCCCAAACACGGGAGAGGACAGCCACGAGCCACCGACACCCTTGGTAGCCGGCGCGAAGCTGGTGCTCCCGTCAGAGTTCTTGATGACCTTCTGCTGGCTGGATTGCCCGATACCGAGGATGTCGCCGAAGAAGTCGGACGCACCGCTGACCAGCTTCTTGATACTGCCCAGGAAGCTGTCTGCCCCCGTCGCAGCCGCATCACCGAAGGTCACGGCGCCGACGGCGGCAGAGGTCAGATCGTTGGCGACAGAGACTGCGCTTTGGCTGGCGTTTTCGTTGGCGTGGGAGATGCCCAGCACTGAGTCCACCAGCGTCTGCTGGGAATCGTTGAGGGTTTGGACCGTGCTGGTGGACGACTTCTGAGCGTCGATCGCATCGAACTGCGCCTGGAGCGCGGACTCCTGGGCAGCGGTGACGCCTTCGGTAGCGCGAGTTGCTCCTGTGACGCGGGCGGTGAGAGACGCAACGTCCGTGTTGGCCGATTTGATGGTGGCCCCGAAGTCTCCCATGTATTTGACGGCTTCGGCGGGCAATGCCCGACCGTCCCGCAGGTGTTCCGTCATGCGGGTTGGCCCGGCATTGTATGCGCCGGCCGTGAGGGTCCAGTTCCCGCCGAATTGCCTTCCCAGCATCGCCAGGAATTTGACGCCTCCCTGGATGTTCTGCTGGGTGTCGGTGGCATCGACGCCCAGCCATTTCGCGGTACCGGGCATCAATTGCATAACGCCCATGGCGCCTGCATCCGAGGTCAGTACCCGGCCATCGTCGCGATACTGCTTGAAGCCGCTTTCGATCTTGGCGATGGCGAGAACGACATCCTCAGGCACGCCCTGGGCGCGGGCTTCCGAGCGAAGCATGTCGACGACCTGCCCGCCGTCCTTGATCGCGACCGGCATAGGGCCGCCACTGGTTGCCGTGCTCAGGTTCAGCGCCGCGTTGCCGTCGGCGAACTGCACGATCATCGGATTGCCGCGGGTACCGAGCGAGCCGACTCCGGCGTTGCCGGCCAGACGCTCGAACGCAGCCCGGTAACCACCTGGATCGTTGTCGTTGACCGCCTTCACCATGTTGTCGTTGGCCGGCGTCGGCGACAGCAGCTTCGTCATCGTGCCCTGGATCCAGCCCTCCATCGGCTTCGTGACAAAGCTGCGCAGGAACACGCGTTCGATATCCTTGGCCAGCGCCTTGAACACGCTCGACAGTTTCTCTCCGCCCAGCAGGGCATCCTCGAAGCCCTTGGTGATGACGTTGGCAAAGTCGCGGCTGGTCTCGGTCGCATCGGCGACGCGGGATTTATATTCCGCGACCGCGCCGGCCTGTGCGATCCAGGCATCGCGGGTCGCCTGCGGCACGGCCTGCCAGTCCGCGGAGTTCTGGACCTCAAGCGTGGCCTTGAGGACGGCGACCGAGCGCTCCCGCTCGGCGTTCGTGGCGCCCAGCAGGTCATATTCGGCGCGGGCGACCTTCAGATCCTGGTTACCCTGCCGGATCGAATTGTTGACGCGCGCGACGGCATTTTGCGCCTCCAAGGCGCGGGTCGCAGCCTCGATGGCCTGCGCGCGGTCGGACTCCAGGCCGACGCCTTCCTTCAGCGCCTGCGCCCTGGTCTTGTTCTGGATCGCTGCTTCCGCCACTGCCGCACTGGAGACGGACTCCGCCAACGCGAGACGGTGAGCGGCATCGATCTGCTCCAGCATGTCGCGGTTCCAGGCCGCCTGCTGCCCGGCCAACGTCGCCACCGATTTGCTCAGGTCGGCCTGCGCCAGGGCGAGCGCGCGGGTCGGATCGACACCGCGGGCAATGTTCTCCGCATAGACGTTCTGTGCCTGCGCCTGGGCCATGGCGATGTCGCCGCCCTTGGCCTGGGCAGCCGCCAACCGCTGGGACGCGGCTACCGCGAGGCTCGCGGTGGCGACCGACGCATCGACCTGCGCCGACCATTCGATGGTGCTCTTCGTGAGGGCATCCTGCTGCGCCTGCTGAGCTGCCTGAACGTCCCCAAGCGGGTGGGTGGCGTCCGTCGTCTCGCGGATCACCTTATTGTAAGCAGCCTGAGCCTGTGCGGCGATGATGGCAGGTTGCGACAGCGAAGCGATGGCGGCCGCGAGAGTGCGGGCGTCGGTGATTGCCTCCTCTGCCGTGCGGTGCCGGTCAGTCGCCTCGGCCGCATACTTGCGGTCCAGACCCTGGTTGATGTCCGCGGTCTCTGCGGCCGTGAGGCTGTCGCCGGGCTGAGCACCCCGCTTCTGGAGCACAGCTTGCCGCTGCTGCTCAAAGTCGCGCGCCCGGCCGGCCGCCGCTTCCATGACGCGGGCCTGCCGCTCCATTTCGATTGCGAAGACCTTCGCCGGGTCAATCGCCTCGATCAACTGCTGCTTGTAGATGCCGAGCGCACGGGTGGCCTGATCTTGGAGTGCAGGATTCTTCGCGACGGCTTCATTGACCAGCTTTTCGGCGTTAGCGAAGCTCTGTGCGGCGTTGATGCTGGGATCCGTGGCGCGCACGAAGTCCATCAGCTGTGCTTCGAGACGCCTCGCATCTGCCGCGTTCTTCTGCGTGCTCGACATCTGGAGTTGACGCCGATTCATCTCCTCAGCGTTCATGAGTTCGAGACGCTTCCAGGCGTCATTTGAGCCTTCAAGCGTTCGGACGCCACCACCACGACCGCCGGTAATCCGTGTCACCATTTGCGGCAAGGGGCCGGTGGTGCGATCATTTACGATGCCGCCACGGCTGGTGCGCTGGATCGTCAGTTCATTTGTCAGGCGCCTTGCTTTTTCGGCAGCGCTCTCCTGGTCGACGAAGAGACGGGCTGAAGCGTCTGAGGCATCAGAAACGACCTTTGAGACTTTTTCCCATGCCTTGGCATACCAAACCACATTCTCAGCCGCTCCTTTCGTTCGGGAGCTGATCCCATCGAGCAGCCGCGCCTGCGCCTGTTCCAGATTGCCCTGTGCCTGGTAGTTCTTGATGACCTGCAACTGCGCGTCAGAAAAGAACCCGTACTTCTTGGTCAGTTCCTCCGCGGCGCGAGCCGGATCGGTGAACATGCCAGCGAGATCCTTGCTCGCTGAATCCATATCCTGGCTGGTAGCGGTGGCCCAGTCCTTGGTGGCTTTCGTGACCTCACCCAGCATCTGCCCGCCGATGCGACCGGTTCCGGCGTACTGGGTTTCCAGATCACGGGCGGCGCTGCGCGAGATGCCTGCGGCAGCCGCAGCCGCGTCAGCCTGGGCGACAATCTGCTGGGTCGCCATGCCCGAGCTGTTGCCGGTTAGGCGGTTGACGCGGTCCAGTTCCCGCAGCGAGCCGGTGTAGTTCTTGACGGCGATGCCCAGTGCCACCACGGGGCCAATCGTCGCCACTGCCGCCGCGGCATAGCCGAGCAATGCCACGCTGCCGCCCTGGAGCAGGGTCAGAAGTTGGGTGCCCTGCGTCATCGCGACGGTTTCGAGCGGGATGCCGGACGCCAGGGACTGGACGGTGTTGACGCCGACGGATCCCAGAACCTGCTGGTTCATGCGGGCCTCGCCCTTCGACATCTTTTTGCCGAGCCGGTCCTGTTCAGCGTTCAGCTTTTCCATCGCCGCGGTCAGCTTGGCGACATCGGCACCTTCGGCAGCCATCGCCTTGCGGAGCAGTTCCTGATCGGCAGCAAGTTCGCGGGACTTCTTTGCCGTCGGCTCCAGGCGGTCGAGAAGCTTGGTAACCGCATCGGCCTCCTTCTGCGCCTCGATCGCAGCGGGACTCATGGCGTTCTTCACGCGGTCCATGTCGGCGGCCATGGCTTCGGTGCTGCTGCCGATGCTGGTGTGGTAGGCGACGACCTGGGCCAGTGCCTGCTCATAGGCGGCCTGCCGGCGGATGGCCGGATCGATGCTGCCCATAAGCGAGGTGTAGGAGGCGGCAAGGCGGTCGTTTTCCGCCGCCAGGCGCTCTGCATCCTCCATGGCCTTCTTCTGGGCGGCAATGGTCGGATCGTAGGCCTGCGCCACTTCATGCAGGATCGCGGCGCGGTCTTCATCGGACGCGCCGGCGGCATCCAGGATCTTGGTGGCGCGCTCGACTTCGGCCGTGTAGCGGCGCTGGGCCTCCGAGACGCCGCTGTACTGGTTCTTCAGCGCGGAGAGAGCATCGGCCTTGGCAGCATCTCCGGTGATCAGTTTGCGCAGCCGGTCATATTCGTCTTCGTCATCGATGATGCCGGCCTTGCGGGCAGCATGCAGGGTGTCCAGCGCTTCATTGCGCCGGGCGATGGCCGCGGACTCGTAATCGTGACGGAGGATCAGCTTATCGAGGGAATCGGTCAGGGCTATGACATCAACCTTCTCCTGCTCCAGGTCCGTAGCGGACTGCGAGGCTGGCACGGGTTTGACGGATGCCGGCGCGGGCACGTTGGCCGCCAGCAGCCCGCCATTGCTCACCGAGTAGCGGCCGCTCTGCTGGGTGGCGTCGGCGTGAGAACGGAGCGCCGCGGTCTCTGCGGTGATCGCGGCCGTACTGGCTTTCCGAACCTCCGTGCCGCGGCGTACGACGGCCAGCAGACGCTCATTGTCCTGCGAATTGGCGGCGGCCTGGGTAGCATGCGCCTTCTCGGTAGCGATCAGCCGGGTCAGCGCCCCGTCGAGCTGCTGCTCCGCTTTGGCAACCGCTCCCAGGCCTCGCTCATATTCGCTCTGGACGACGGACTCCCGCTGTTTCAGGGCGATGATCTCGTTCGTCCGAGCCTTAAGTTCATTCAGGGTGGCGGAGTTCGCCGCCTTCGTGGTGGCGATGTCGGATGCAGCGGATGCCTTGGCCTGCTCCAGCGCCTGCTGGGCTGCAGCGCGTTCCTGCGCGGCGATCTCCGTCTTCGCGCCCTTGTGCAATTCCCTGATGCGCTCGTATTCCTCTTGGGCGCCGGCAATGCGCTTCTGTGCCGCCTCCCGGACCGCGGCCAGCTGTTCGTCGGCTTGCTGGCGGGCGAGCGTGAGGATCTCTTTCTGGGCAGCGCGGGCCGCGGAGACAGCACCCTTGCCGCCGGCATCCATGGCGCGGGTCATGTCTTCCGCGAGACGGTTCATCTGCGCCGTGACATCGCCGGTGAACTTGGTGCGTCCGAAGTCCTGAAGGGAGGTGACGGCATTCTTGGCCGCCTGCCGGACGACGTCGAATTTCAGGCTCAGGTCATTGACGGCGCGTGTGCTCGTTGCGAGGTTGCCCTCCAGCGCCTTGATGCCGGCAGCCATGGTGGCGGTCTGCTTAGCGAACAGGTCGGTAGCAGAGCCGCCGGCGCCCAGCGAGGTGTTGTAGCGGTCGACCGCGCTCATGCCGTCGCGGGCGCTGTTGGCCATATCCGCCATTTCCCGGCGGAAGACCCTGGAACCACGTTCAGTCTCGGAAGTTTCAATGCCAACGGAAAGAACTGCATCGGGCATGAGCGCACTCCAAACAGCTAGGTTAAACGGGGAGTAGGCATAGACATTTACACGCGATACGATTGCGGGTGGGCGCAGAGACGCTGATTTGCGGCTTTACCCAAGGCGCACCGCTGCACTGAAAGGAAATGGTAATGACTGAAGAAATGCCGTTTAAGCTTCGGTACAAGAAAGGCGATAAGCAATTTGAAATGGGCAGTAATGTTCTCGCCGACGTAATAGCTGAAGGTCAGCGCCGTATGGCGGATGGTCTTGATTCGGGAATTAGTGATATCAAATTGCTTGCTGGTGATAAATTTATCTTCGGTGTTGATGAAATATTAATTTACAATTCTCCGATTTTTCCACACGAAGAAAGAACAATCAGAAGTCCGTCATTGCTAAGACAGATGGAGAGGAAGATTGCAGCTGAGGGGTACGATTTCCTGTGGTCTAAAAATGATCCCAAGAAGGAATAAGATAAACTCGGAGATAAACATATTTTAACGATGATGTAATTCATTCTTGAAAAGGGCGGCAGAGCTAATTGCCGCCCTTATGGTCCTTGGGCTTCAGGTATTCGCCATCCATTGCAATGATGAGGTCGACGAAATCATCAACCTCATCCTCATCTTCGATGCCGCAAGATGCTGCATAGGCGGTGATGGCGGTCCAGGGGATATGCCCCGCCGCCATGCCCATGGACCGGCAGGTGCTCAGCCGCCTGAAGGCGGTGAACACCCAGTCGAGATACGGATCGGGATCCGGCTCATGGTCGAGGGCGTTGGGGTCGATCCCCGATTGGACCAACCCCTCCAGGAACCCCCGTCTCGGCTCCCAATCAAGCGCCCATCTCAGGCGCTCGCGGAGTTTCCCGCCTGATCCTGCACCAGCTGCCGGCGGAAGTTGCCCATCTTGGACGCTTCACCGAAGAACTCGTCGAAGCTCTCCGGGAACCTGCTGAACAGCAGCACGGCGTTCTCGATACTGAACGGGGCCGGATCCGACGCGGTCATGCCCTCTGGCATCGAGCCGTCTTCCAGCGAGGCGTGGAGGTCAGCCAAGGTGACGCCCTCCCACTCCGGCAGAAGCAGCTTCTCGGCCGAGGCGCGGATCAGCAGCTTCTGCATGATTTCCTGCTGCTGGATGACCAGCGCTTCGTCATTCGGGCCGGGCTTGGCCGACAGCAGGCGCTCGTAGGGCTTGCGCACGATCGTCATGCGGGCGCTGAACGCCTTGTTGGAGCCGCCGGCGCGCTTCGTCTTGAAGCCCCAGTCACCGATGAAGACCTTGATGCCAATCCCCGACTCAAGGGCGGGGTCGGTATTGAAGAAGGCGCGGTTGTTCATCGCATCGGAGGCCAGGGCGTCGGCAGTGAGATCGGTATTTGCGAAGGCGTTCATGGTCTCTGTCTTTCCAATGTCGGTTGGATGAGGGATGGGGCGGCGCCGACACACCGCCCCTCGTGGCGCTCCCATCATGGGCACGCGCCACCACCCCGCCGGCCGGCTGGCTGGCAGGTTTCCCGGCTGTCGGGCCGGGGTCTCGGTATTTGCTGAGGGGAGGGTGTCAGCCCTCCAGGGTATCCGTGGCGGTTTCGGTCGCCTGGGCGTCGCTGTCGCCACCGGTGGAACGGCGGCGGCGCGAGGTCGACAGGTCAGGCACTGCGGTCTCGGTGATGGCCAGCGTGGCAGGCGTTGCGGACCCGGCTGGCGCGTTCAGGGCCTCATCAGGGGCGGGCGACGCCGAGATATCCTCCGGCGCGGCCTTCTGCCACATCTCGGGGTGGCTGAGCGACAGCACCGGAGCTTCGAGCGCGGCCTCGGTTTTCTGGAAGTCGTCCTGGAGCCCCGACACGACGACGTGCTCGACGTCGCCGCCTTCGGTCCGGCGGAACTCGGTTCGGCCTTCGCCGTGCCAGAAGACGCGGAAGGCCTCGTCCGTAACGCCGTCGATGGTGATCGACCAAGTGTGGTTGCCGGTCGGAGCCAGGACGGCGGTCTGTTCGGTCTGCATTGTCTTCTCCATTCCGGCGCTCAGGCCGCGCGGTCCATCTGGAAGGTGGCGCCGGTAACCGGATCAGGGTTGCCCTCCAGTTCGAAGGACGCGACGACCGGACGGCCCGGCCCGCCGGCGGTGATCTTCGGATTCATCAGGCCGGCGTTGATGAGCGTCAGCACGTAGGCCGCGCCAGTCTTGTCGACTTGCCGGTAGGAAATCGGCGCCATCGATTCGGACTTGAACCGGTCGTATTCGTTGAAATTGGCGAAATAGAGTTCGGCCGTGCCGGTGACCGCCAGCTTGCCCTTCGTGATCATCACCGCGCCGGACGACATCAAGGCGTAGTGCGCCGCAGCACCTTCCTTCTGGAATTGCAGCTTCAGCGACTGCACGGCCGCCGCGATGGCGGTGCCGTTGATCGTCAGGTTCTGCATGCCGGCGACAGGATCGATGACCGGGCCGGTCGGCGCGGGCAGAACGCCACCGGTGGAGCTGTCGACCAGCGCCTTGTTCTCGATCTGCGAAATGTAGTTGATCGAGCCGGTGGTGAACTGACCCTGTTGGCAGTCGAGGTTGCCGCCGGAGGCGAAACTGCCGGGATAGGTCAGGAAGCCGGCGGTGCCCAGCTTCTTCTGGACGAACAGCGTCTGGCCGACGTTGCTGTTCCGGATCATCGACCCGCGGATGGTCACCGCGGCGCCCGCTGGGCTTTCCGCCACCAGCGCCTTGCCGCTGACGATCAGCGTCTGGTTGTCCGGCTTGCTGTCGACCTTGACGAAGAACGATGCGCTGTTGCCGCCGGGCGCCGCGGCGCAGCCCATGACCTTGATGTACTGGCCGGCCACGACGTTCTGGAACTTGTTGGACGTCGTGCTGGTGATCTTGTTTCCGCCGGCCTGGGCGACGAAGGCGATGTCGCCGCTGGTGCCGGCGATGTTCAGGGCGTTCGACCAGGACGAGTTCAGCAGCGAGCAGAAGGCATCGTCGTAGGTGCCGTAGCTGAGCGCGAGATTGATCGCGCCGTCGGCCCCTTCCTGGGTGGTGACGGCCGCGCTGACCTGGGCGGAGTCGTTGATCTCATCCGGTCGCGAGCGGGTCTTCTTGCCCGCCATGCTTTCGGAGGTCATGCGCCACGCCTGGAAGGTTGTCGCGGGGGCAACGCCCCACTGCGACTCCAGGCCGTAGGACATGACGACGTCGGTCGTTTCGACCGCCGCGGTGTTCATCCCGGTGGTTCCCATCGGTGGCCCCTCCTGTGGGCACAAAAAAAGCCGCGCGGCGGGTGCCGGCGGCGCTGTGGTGGTGCAGTTGCGGTGGTTGGGCGCGGCGGGGTGCTGGCCCTCTACTGGGCGCGGTGGCGCTCATAGGTGATGGTCAGCGACCCCTGGTACCAGACGCCGGTCGACTCCGTTCCGACGTCGCTGTAATGGCTCCGGCGGAGACGGAGCAGACCCGGTTCGCGGAAGAAGGCTGCGAAGTCGTCCATGAGCTCGTCCCCATACGCGGAGGCGAGCGGGGCGCCGTCATTCTTTGGCACGAAGATGTCGACGATGCAGAGGCTAGTGAATGCGCTGGAGTTGGCCCCAGGGCTGCCGATCTCGATAGGCTGCCCGCCGGCACCGCGGCGCGACAGCCGCAGATATGGGATCGGCTGGCCATTGACCTTGCAATCGATGTCGCGGTTCACCTCCTTGCCCCATGGCTTCGCGACCGGGAATTCCCGATGCCGCCTCATCCAGCCCGTCTCCAGAACGCCGAAGAGGAGCAGCCATTCGGCGCCGTAGCCGTTGGTCACCGCCATGGTCAGGGCTTCCTGCGGCCGGCCGCTTCCTGAGCGGCAGCCTTCATGATCATGTCCATCTGGGCCTGCACCTCCGCCAGGGTGACGCGTGCCATGCCCTCCGGTGCCTGCTGGCTGTGCCCCTCGTACTCCAGCTTCTTGATGTAGATGGCGCCGTTGGCGATCAGGATGGAGCCGGTTCCAACCGTGGTGAAGGTCGAGAGCTTCGCAAGGTCTTCCGCGGTGTGGTCGCCGACCGGACGGACTGCGACCTCGTCGCCTTCGAGAAGGATCTGCCATTGGCTACGGGCGAAGCCGGTGTCGACGGGCGTCCGCTGCACGACGCCATTGTAGAGCGCCTGCGCGATCTTGCGCGCGGCGACCTCTACGGTGGCATCTACGGAATCGGCAAAAGCCTTGAGGTTGGCGTTGAAGTCGATGAGGCCGCCCTTTGATCCAGGGCGGATGGTAAAGGCTGTCATCGAAGGCTCTCCCAAAAACGCAGGGGCGTCCCCGGCCTAACCGTTGACGCCCCTGATAGCCGGGAGGACTGGGCCTAAGCTGCGATGCTGCGGCTATGCTGCGCGGCGCGGCGCATTCGATCCAGCCTTGCGGCCGAGACCGAGGTTGATCGCCATTTCCGACCGCGCCTTTGCGTAGTTTGGGGCGACCATCGGGTATTCCGGCGGCAGGCCCCACTTCGCGCGATATTCTTCGGGCGAGAGGTTGTAGGTCGTCCGGAGATACCGCTTCAGCATCTTCAGTTTCTTCCCATCCTCCAGGCAGATAATGAAGTCCGCCGCGACCGACTTTTTGATCGGCACGGCGGGCGGCTTGCTGCTGGCCTCGACCACCGTAATTTGCGGTTGGCCTGCATTGGCGATGGAGCTGTAGACCGTGCTGATGACGGCCGGAAGCTGGTCATGAGGCAGAGTGTTCTTACTGACGTAGGCTGCGACGATTTTTGCAGTCAGTTCCGTCAACTCCACCTTGCTGACCGGCGCATTGGTTTCCATGGCATCTCTCCAATGAATGCTTTTTCTATATTCACCGTATGCCAAATGAGTAAAATGCTGCAAGTTAAATTCAAAACTTTCATTCCTAAGAATTTCATTTCCTACATAAATACCTCAATCAATGTGCCGCTTTTCTGAATCGCGACCATCGCTTCCAATCACCTTCGCTTCAATCTGTCTGGATTTTTCCTGATCGCATGGGCCGGTTTCCTCGGCACGATGGGACAGGAGACGGCTTTGGCAAAGCCGTAGACACGCTTAGCGAGTACGGCAACCTGCTCCGCATCGGCATGAACATAGGTGCGGCGGTGTCCCCTTGGAAACGGCTGGCCGAGCTGGTTGGGACGGGTGATGGAGCCCGTCCCAGAGCGACGGGCGTCGTAGCTTGACGCTGCTGTGTACAGCGGGTTTGTGAGGTCGATTATGGCTATGGTCCGGTTGTGGAGGGTGCCTGCTCAGGCACACCGGCATTCATGGGTAGCCCCAGCGGGGTCAGTGACCACCGCGGGGCGGCCGGGCGTTCCTGCGGGGACGATGGTCACGATCCGGTTCGGCGTGGTGATGCGGTCGCCCGGCTGAGGGCTGACGCCAGCCGGCAGCGTGCCTGCCAGGATCAGCACTTTGACGTCCGTGGCGCACACATCGCTTTGCGCGATGGAATAGGCGGCGAAGGCGGTCTCCAGCCCCTTGCAGAAGTGCGAGGCTGACCGGGCGATGTCGACGGCGCCGCCGTCGTTCGCTTGGTAGGAAAGGGGAGGGGAGAGGGCCACTCCCGCTGCCCTCCCAGTTGCCACCGCGGCCGGAGCGACCACGGTATAAGTCGTCGGATCGGCGCCGACCTTCAGCTTGTCGCCGATCAGAAGGCCGGGCCCGAACCCAGCAGGGATGCCGCTGATGTCGATCGTAGCCGCGCCTTCGGAGAAGGTTCCGTCGACGGTTGCTGTGCCGCTGACCTCCTGCTGCAGGAGGAGGTCATAGGCTGCGCCGGCGGCCGGGACCGCCTTGGCGACGGTCCGGGCGATGGTTCGGAAGAGGCGGGTGGTCATGCCCCTTGCGGCACCGGTGCCGCTCCCCGGAAGAGGTTGCGCAAAGCCTCTGGGTCGAACTTGGTGGGGTCGACGAACGGGGCTATGGCATCGAGGATGCGGGCCTGCTCTTCGAGCTGGTGTTGCATCTTCTCGACAACCCCCTCCATGCGGGACAGCTTCCGCTCCGCTGCGGCCAGCTTCCTCTCAAGCTCCTGCTCCCGCTCGGTTGTTCCCCGCCGGAACATGATGAGCAGTGAGCCGATGGGTCTGACGATGAAGCGAAGCCAGTAGATCAGCCACGCGGTGGTCGCGAAGAAGCACAGGATGGTGACGATCATCACCAGCGGCCCGCCGGTGTAGAGGATCTGCAGCAGCGACCCAACCGCGGTCGAAAAGCTGTCGATGTGCTGAGGGATGGGCGGTGAGGGAAGCTGCTGCTGAGCGTCAGCGGCGACGGCGATGAGGGCTATCGCGCCGACCAGCAGCCCCATTGTCAGGCGTGCGGCGATGCGCATGGCGGTCTTTCTCCCAGAAGTGCCGGCGCCGCCGGCAGGAAGGAGGCGGATGAGGTCCGAGGAGCCGCATCCGCCGCGGTGCTGGGCAGTCCGCCGTTACGCGAACGGTCGAAGCACGGTGAAGGCGGCCGTCGCGACGCCGCTGTTGAAGGAAAGCTGACCGGCCGTCGGGTTCACCCAGGTCACCTCGATGGTGTCATTGGCCGAAACCCGCGCCGTCACCGGCTTCAGATGACCGGCAACCGCGGGGGGCTGAAAGCCGATCAGGATGTCCCCCGCCTTCACACCGGTGGCCGTGATGGTGCTGGTAGCTGTCGATGCCGCAGCGACGTTGCTCGCGGCGACCGGGGCATGGAAGATGGTCACCGCCTTGATCCCGGTACCATTGCCCACCTGGATGCCGCCGACGGCGATGCCTCCCTGGAAACGCTTTTCGACGTTCATGATGGCTTATCCCTCCTGGTTGCTGCCGCCGGAGGAGAGCGCGAGCTTGTCGCGGACCCGCTGACGGAGCTTGTCGGTTCCGAGCGCCGGGGCCGGCTCGTCACCGGCCTTGATCAGCCAGGCGCGCAGCTCGTCACGCTCGGCCGTTTCGGGGTCGATGGTCGGCAGGCCCGGGCCAGCAGGTGGTGAGGCAGGCTGACCGCTCGGAGGCGGCTCCGTCTGCTCTGCAGTGCCCGCCGGTCCGGCTCCTTTGGTTGCCGTGGTCGACGAAGCCGTTGGCGCGGTGGGGGAGGTGTCACCATCCGCCTTCTCGGCGGAGGTAACGCTGGTCACCGCGGGCTCCATGCCCGCCCCCAGCGCGACCGTTGCCGTCGCCGTTTCGGGTTGCGCGCCGCTGTCCGCCGGGCCGGTCCCTTCGGTGGGGGCTTCGCTCTGGAAGGGTGCCGGATACCAGAACACATGCTCCGTCCGGGCCATGGCCATGCGGTTCTGCGTGGGCCATTTCGCGGCCTGTTCGGCGGTGATCTCCGTGCCGATGCAGAGAACACCGATGCCAGTGCGGAGGGGCTTGCGCACCCTCCCACCGAACTGGCCAATGGCTTCCTTCATCATGCCACTTGCTCGACAATGTCGGCGAAGAAGAAGCCCAGCGGCTGGCCGGTCACCTTGGCGTTGATGAACAGCTCGCCCTCGATGCGTTGGGTGCCGATGCCGAGCACGTCCATCGGGATGCGGGCGATACGCACGCCCTTGTCGACACCTTCGACGCCGGAGCCGGTCTTGGCGAAGGTGTAACCACAGGACGGCATCTCCTTCGCCGGATTCGGCGCAGCGTAGGACAGCAGGGCGTGCTTCCCGGCGATGAAGTCGCCGGTGCCGACCCCTTCCGCCCCGGTGCGATGGACGCCGCCGGCGACGAGGTATTCATCCACCTCGAACAGCTTCGCCAGCACATTGGCGTCGATCACCTGCCCCTCGGTCCGGTCGAGGATGAGCGGGTGGTTCTTCAGCACCTCGTCGGTCGTCGGATCGACGGTGAACTTGTTCGGCTTGCGGCCGGTGTTCTTCCAGATCCACAGCCGAGCATCCGCGACGGCAGTGATCGGGTTGCTGGACGCATAGTCGTTCCAGAAGGGCGTGGTGTCGCCGCCAATCTTCTGGCCGTCCCAGACACCCGGCTTGAAGAAGTTGCCGACCCACTCTTCCTCGGCGGTGATCAGGATGTTCTGAGTCACGAAATCGGTGGCGTTCCGGTCCGGATCGAGCGGCTTATCGGCGTTGTCCCGCTCACGCTTCGTCACATCCTTGTGGAATGCGAACGGATCGCCAAGCGAGTAGCTGTCAGTCGACAGCTTATAGCCGCCGCCAGCGGACTCGGTTCCGTCAGCGCGACGCCGCGCCCGACCGCGCAGGAAGGTCTCAATGTCGAAGACGTAATACTTGTCGCTCTCCTTCTCGACGTACACGAGAGGGAAGACCCGATTGAAGACGAAGCCCGTTGCCGACTGCATGTAGGCAATCGACATGTTCGTCAACGGGCGGTCCACATGGGCCATGTTCAGGGTAGGCGAGGGCATTTCGGAAAGTCTCCTTATCCGATTGGTCCGATTGAATGCTGGGTTTGGTCAGGTCGGCGGGGCGCCCGTCAGGCGAGCGGCACGAGCTGCGGCTGAACGAGCATCGACTGCTTGGCGCCGTCGGTGATGCTCTGCGTCAGGATGCCCAACACATAGTCGCCGGAACTGGCGGGCCCGACTTCACCGTCCGCGGCGTTGACCGTGACGGTGCTGCCGCGCGTAACGGAGGCGCCGCCGATCACCGGGGAGATACCCGCGATGCAGATGTCGCACTGCTGGCCGGCCTTCGGCGCGTTCTGCAGGATGCCGATGCAGCGGACGCCCTGACCGGTCGGCTTGACGGCGGTGTCGTCGGCGGTCGTGGAGAGTATCACGGCCTTGTATTGGTGGTCGGTCATGTCCTCGCCGGCAACGAACGTGCCGATGCGGGTCATGTTTGCTTCGTAAGCGAGACCCATGGGTCAGGTCCTCCTATGGTCTGCGGAATGGTGGGTCAGCGGGCGCCAGGGAGTGGGTTCAGCCGGGGCGGCTCTCCGCCTGGACGCGGGTGTAGAGGTCGGGGTGGTCGTTGTAGACCTTGGCGATGGCCTGATGCTCGGTCAGGCTCGGCATGGCCTTGCGCAGTTCTTCCGCCTTCGCCTTGACGATGGTCTCCGCTTCGCCGGCCGCCGCCGTGCTGCCGCCGGACTTGCCGATTTCGCCGCCCAGCACCTTCTTGCCGATGGCCTCGTTGCCGGCCTTCAGGACTTCCTCCAGCGTCTTGCGTACGGGTTCGTCCAGGCCTTCCATGGCCTTCAGGACGCCGGCCATGTTTTCGGCCGAGGTCGGCAGGTGCGGGTAATCGGTGCCGGCCTTGGCGACGCGGGCGGTGTGCTCGCGGGCTTCCTTCTCGGCCTTGGCGAGGGCGGTGGTTTCGTCGATGGTCTTCTGCATGGCCTCGAAGCGGGCCTTCAGGATGGGGTCGGTCGCCAGCGCCTTGGCGATCGGATCCTCCTGGGTGGTCTGGCCGCCTTTGGCGATTGCGTCGGTCACCAGCTTGGCGGCGCCGTCCGGCAGGGCCTTGATGATGTCGTCGACGGTGGCGGCCTTGGCGAGAGTGTCGGAAAGGTTCGTGTTGTTGGCGTTGCCGCTCACGGCAATGTCTCCCTTGTTGACGGGGGTGGTGTGGGACGTCTGTGCGCCGGCGGCGCCCGCCGGGCCGGACTTGATCAGCGCGTCGGTGCCGGCATTGGCGGCGGCGATGAGCGCGGCCATGCGCCGGCCGACGATGGTCCGGAATTCGTCGAGCGACGCCTCGATCATCTGGATCTTGGAGGCATCGTCTTCGGTGGATCGCAGGATCGAACCGAACGAGGTGTTCAGGGCGTCGTTCATCCGCCACATCTCGTTCCAGGCCAGTTCCGCGGGCAGAACCTGGCTGAACGTCTTGGCGTCTTCATCGTCCGCCTTCGCCAGGGCGGCGGCGCCGGTGTCGATGGCGTCGGTAGCCTTTTTGACCTCCGCACCGCCGATGTCCTTGGCGTCGGCGACCGCCTTCATCACGCCCGCGACGAGACCGGGCGCCGGGTTGGCGATGCCCTTGAACAAGTCGTCCATGATCTCCTTCGCCGACTTGGCGAGGGGATCGGCGACGGGCGTAGCGGTGGGGACGGCCAGGGCCGGGGCCTTAGTCACCGGGGCCTTGCAGTTGCCCTTCTCGATGGAGCAGGCACCGGCCTTGGTGCAGGCAGCAGGATCGGGACAGTCGTTGCAAGGGGTGAAGGCGGGAGTCTCGTTCTTGGAGATGGCGCCGGGCGGTGCCGCGCCGGAGGCAGTGGACATCGAGGGAACCTCGCTGCTGGTGGAAGGGGATGGCGTGCCGTCGGCCGACTTGAAGAGCGCCACCTTGGCACCCTGGTTCATGCCTTGCCGGCAGACGGCGACTTCCGTGATCTGCATGTTGGAGAGGTCGGCGACGGGCTTTTCCGACATCGGCGGGCCTCGCAGGATTTTGAGCACAGGGTTGGCGTCGAATTGTCGCATCAGCTGTGATGCGTTCTTTTCTGGCCTTCTTATGGCCATCAATTCGCTGGATTTGCCGTGTGTGGATGATATACGACAGCGCACACACGCTTAGCGTGAATATAACGTCACACGAGGTTATGATGCGTATTTTTGTTTTGGCGATGTGCTTCGGTTTTCTTACTGCACATGGTGCTTATGCGCAGAGCAAAGAAGAAGCTTGGCCCACAGGGTTTGTAAAGGATGAGCAACCTATGCGTCAGTTTCTTGTAAACGGCTACAAAGTAATACAAGTGATACCGAACGCTGGAAATTATCGCGGAATGACGTTCATATTGGATAATCATGGCTTGCTAGCCATATGCAGGCAGCCAGACTCGGATATCAATTACTTGAAGCCGTCTTGTGCAAAGCTCGGTGACTGAGGAATAAGCTAAATGGTGGCCTGCGTTCGCGTGCCGTTGCCGCCGATGCTGAAGCTGACGTAGTTGCCGGCCTTGATCTCGGCCCAGACCCTGTCGTCGGTGATGAAGTAGCCACCCCACCAGCCGATGCAATGGAGGTCCAGCACCGCCGGGATGCCCATGGCTTGCAGAGATGCCAACATCGCCTGCTGCTTCTCCACGGTGAAAATGCAGGACTCCACGAGGTTGCCGACGCCGATCAGGATGTGGGTGTCGGACGCCACGCGGGCGTCGAGCACATGGCCGTAGGCCGCCTTCTCCAGCTCCGCCGGAGCGACGCGGTCGCCCTCCCGGTCGGTGACCGCCTCGCCGTCGATCTCGACGATGCTGAACCAGCCGAAGACCAGCCGCTGGTCGTCGTCGACCTTGCAGATCTTGGCGTCGAGGGTGAACGCAGGGGTGGCCGTTCCGCCCTTCGCGACGCCTTCGCCAGCGCCCTCTGGTGCTGACACCACATCCACCTTCGCTGCATCGAGCCCGCGGTACATGCCGCTGATGCCGGGCGCCAGCCACTCGACGGCCAGCGCCGTAACGCCGGCATTGTCGCCCTCCGTCACCACCCAGGAGGCAATCACCTCGCCGATGGCATCGCCAACGCGCTCCAGGAACCAGTTGTCGGCGCGATGTTCCGGCTTCACCCGCACCTTCGTGCCGGCCGCCACCGGCATGTCCGCCTTCAGCACGTTGGTGACGGGCGTCAGATCGGCGAAGCGCACGGCCTTCTCGTCCTCCCCGCGCAGCCACGCCGCCGTGAGATCATGGTGCCCATCCGCGATGTGCAGCCGGCCGGGTTCCAGCGCGACGACGATGGGCTCGTGCCCACCCCCACCGTTCTCCACCTTGGCCTGGACCTTGGTGGTGTCGACGCGGTTCTGCATCGCCAGCAGGTCGGACAGCTTCACCGTCTGGAGCGGCCAGCGCTCGGGATCGGTCAGCACGCCCAGGAACCGCGGCACCTGATCCGGCCGCAACCGGGCGAACACCGTCTGGTCGTAGGGGAAGGGCGGGTAGCTGGTCTTGTCGTCGATCGGTTGGAGGGCGCGTGCCGACACCGCGTGAGCAGCAGCGCTGTTGCCCGCCTTGCCGAACGGCTCCGCTACCTGGGTGAAGCGCACCGGGATCGTCTCCTGCCCTGTGGCGCGGGCGGCGGCCAGCCGCTTCTTGCCGCGGATCAGCACCCGGTTGCCGTCGGGGTCGACCGCAACATCGATGGGCGGCGGCGTCTCCCCGGCGGTGTATTTCGCCACCGCATCGAGCAGGCCTGGGTCATCGGCCGGCACACCTGCTTCCAGGTCGGAGAGGTCAGCGAGCGGTACCGGCTTGCCGACGCGGAACTTGCCGTCGTCGTGCCGAAAGTGGCCCTTGGCCAACAGCGCAGCGCCGAAGGTCAGCGGGGTAGGGGATGTTGACGTGGCAGCGAAAGAGGCCCCCGACCTCTTCAGCACGTCGAGGAAGGAATCGGCCATCTGGTAGCGGCTCCGGGTTCAGAAGACGTCGGGAGGAAGAGGCGCCGGCCGGCCGAAGATCGGCGCGGTCGCCAAGTCGGTGCCGGACTGAAGAAGAGGGCGCAGCAGCGACATCGCCTCGGTGAATTCAGTACTGACGCTCTGGCCGGGTTCGAACTCGACATCCACCGGGCCGGCCTTCACACTGTGGATGCCGGTAGCGGTGTCCTCCAGCAGCGGACCGGCCAGCGCCTTGAGCGCCAGCAGGCACGCCGCTTCCTGGTACCGCCAAGGGATCTCGGTGTCGCCGATGGCAGGGCCATTCAGTTCCGAGCAGCCGGACCGCGGGAAGGCGAGGCGCCCGCGGGCAGCACCCCGCCAGTGCAAGCCGGCGAGGTAGCGGGTCGCCTGCCGGATGGCGGCTTCCTTCGACGGGGCCGTGGCGCCCGCCCAGTCCGCCACCCCTTCGGTCATCGTGTTGTCGGCGGCGAAAGTGTCGACCTCCGCCACCGTCACCGCGGCGTTGGCCCCGGCGGGAAGGGAGCCGTCCTCAACGATCAGGGCCATGGTCTGTCCTCCCGTCAGGCGCTGACGGCGGAGAGGGTCGGGCCCGCCGCACCGGCGACGGAAACGCCCGCCACCGCCGGACCAGTGGCGGGGCCGATGGGGATCGCAGCGGCGCTGGCAGTGTTGGCGGTCCCCACCCAGGCTTCTCCGGTCAGCTGCTCGCCCGTCAGGTGTTGGGTGACGAAATCACGAACGCTCTGGAAATGTGCGGTCGGGAGAACGCCGCAGGATGTTCCGTCAGAGGTCAGGTTGGTGCTGACTGAAAAGAACTTGCCACAGCGCTCGATGCGGACCCAGCGGCCGGTAGCTGGCATGTCGACGCCGGACAGGCTCGACTTTCGGCTCCACATCTCGGCCTTGGCCGCATCCAGGACGAGATCCAGCGCGTTGGGATATTTCCGCTCATACCATGCGGCCTGCATCCGGTCGTTCAGAACCATAAAGCCGCGTCCGCTTTGTGCGACCCCTTCAACGCATGAGACCAGCACCGACGCATCCGGACCGCCCGGCAGCAAGGTCGTGTCGGCAACTGGCGCATTCGTTCTGGACCACCCGGCCTCGGCCGTGGTCACCGCCTTCGCCAGCGGAGCATCCCGCGCCACCGCCGCTGGCCGGATCACCGTCCAGAAATTGGCGGGCGGTATTACCTTGCCGGTTCCATTGGCAAGTAATGGTTCATTGATGCTCAGCGCCCCCAACATCAGCGGGTCGATTGGCGTCGCCATCAGCCGCAGATGGAAGGCGATGGCCTCGGTCATCTCGGTGGTCGAGACATCGTCCGCCGGCGCCGGGACATCGTCTCCGAACATGGACTTGGCGACCGCGTGCAGCATGGCGCGGGCATCGAAGACCGCCTCCAGCGCGACCGTCACCTTCTCCGGCTTGGCCGGCGGGTTGACCGCGAAGATCCGGGATGCGCCGCAGCGCGTGGCCCAGTCGACCAGCTTGCGGAAGTCCGGAACGCTGAAGGCGGCGGCGTTGTCGACCAGCAGCGCGTCGAAGGACATCTGCTCGTGCGCGGTGGTGTGGTCCACGTTGTAGCCGCCGAAGATCGTGATCGACCGGTTGTTCTCCAGGCCGAGCAGCCGGCCCATCCGGTAGCTGTCGGACTGACCTCCCAGCACCACGATGGTGCGGCCTTCGGCGAGCTGCGCACGCGCCAGCGCGGCGATGGTCTTGGTGGCGCTCGACGCGTCGCTGGTCAGCAGCGCCGTGACGCGCGACAGGTCGCAACTGGGCTTTTCCTTCGCCGGGGACGGCGCGGGCTTCACCTCCGCCGCGCCGTTGGCCGCGAATTCGATGCGGGCACCGTCCCGGAACTCCAGCGCGGCCAGCGCCTCGCTCCGGCGGGTGATCGGGTGGAGCGTCACCCAGTCCATGCGGTCGGCCTCCAGATCGGGGGCGAAGACCGCGATATGGCCGGTCGCGACGATCTGGCCGTCGGATTGGAATTGGACGGTCAGCTTCTGGAGCATCGGATCGCGCACAACGGCGCCCGTCTCCGTGTCGGTGATAACGAGCGTGCGGGAATCGCCGCCGGTGGCGGTGATGTTGAACATGGCGGGGCCTCATGTCGGTGAGGGTGGGAAAGGGGAAATGGCCGACCGGGCGCACCGGTCAGTGCGTGTCCTCGGCGAAGGTAGCGTGCGGGAGAAAGGCGCCGCTGCTGGCGCGAATCTTGGCGCTGACGCGGCTCAGGGTGGCGCTGAGAACCGTCACCGGATGCTTGATGCCGGGCACAGATCGCGTCGTCCCCAACAGCTGTTCATCCGTCAGGCTGGCCAGCCGGGCATGATCCATCTCCAGTTCGAGATTGAGCCGGTCGTTCTCGGTGAATTTGCCGGGAGTGTGCATGGCGGAAATCCGTCCAGAGTGGAAAATGCGGGAGCCGATTGGGCGATGACGCAAGGCGGCGACGTGCTACGGTGCCGGGCATGGACGAGACACCACCCGCCCCGATCACCGACCAGGACGCGCACGAGCGGCTGATTTCGATTGCCGATGAACTCGGCCTTGAGGCGGACCGTTGTGAGACGGTGGCTGCCCGCACGGCGATGCGGGCGGCGGCGGAGACGATCTACACGATCACCGCGGGGCTGCTGCTGAGCGCGATCAGGAAGAAGTAGCGGCCGGGGGCTTTACTCCGGCGGATCCGGCCGCGGCTCGTCCAGCATGCCGAGCCACTTGTTCCCGTTGCCGCCGATCCTGACCTGTCGCCAGCACCGGCACCCTATGACGTTCTCCGCGGTGCCGGCCGGGTCGCGCGGGTAGAGCATCGGCCCAAGCGGCGTGTCGAAGGGCTCCCCCAGCACCCGGCCGTCCGGGTTCATGCCGGGGATTTCCCGGTGCGCCGGCCTGGTGCGGTCATCGTCCGTGTCGATCCAGAAGGACCGGATGCTTCCTGCCTCCAGCGCACCGGTGGCGACGGCGTTCCGCAGCGCGGCTTCCTGCCCGACCGATGCCGCCCGCAGTGCTTCCGTTCGCGCCACCGTCTCCGCCCGGTACCGGAGGAAGGCGTTGGCGTAGGCGTTGCCAACCTTCTCCTGCACCGCGTCGGGGAGCGCGGTACCGGCGTTGATGGCGCGCAGCACCGCGGCGTCATACCGACGGTCCCGGAGTTCACGCCCGAGGAAGCGGCGGAGCATCGCCGGATCGGCGGAAGCCAGCTCGGTGCGGGCGTTCTCGACATGGCCGGCCTGGATGGCGGTCAGCGCGAGGATGCCTCCTTCTCGCAGACCGTCAGCGCCGATGCGGCCGCAGAGGTCCAGCGCCACCTGACGCGGGTTCCGACCGGTCTCCATCCCGCGGGTCAGAGCGGCGCGGATGCCTTCCACCGTGTTGTCGTCGATCTCGCGGATCAGGGACAGGTCGTAATCCCGCAGCGCCTTCTCCGCCGGCAGGTTGCGGACGCCGAAGGCCACCGCGATCCGGTTCTCCGCCGCCGCGGGGAGGGCGTCTTCGGCGATGGCGTCAGCAATGACCTGGGCGAGGCCGGCGTGGGTCTCCTTGCCGCCTGCGACGAAAACCTCTGCCACCGCCACCCGGAAGCGGTTCAGCCATGCCGGGTCGCGCAGCCCCAGCACCTCGATCACCCCATCGACATCGCTGGCTTCCAGCAGCGCGGCGATGCGCTCCGGATCGGCGCCGGCGCGGAGGCCTTCGACCGACCGTAGGAACGCCTCTCGCATGCCGGGGCCAAGCCGGGCGGCGATGCGGTTGAGGTAGTCGTGGGGCAGGGGCATTGTCGTTACTCGGCAGCCGTCGAGAACAAGTCAGGGGCGACGGGCGTCTCAGGGGCCGTGGCTGGCGTGGTGTCTGCCTTGCGTTTGCTCTTACCGGCCTTCTTCAGCGGCAGCGGCTCCACCTTTGCCACCTCGCAGCGTCCGGCGGCGATGGCTACATAGTCCGGGTCCATCTCGATCCCGATCACTTCCTCCCAGCCGGCGCGCAGGGCGCCCACCATCTCCGACCCGCTGCCGGCGAAGGGCACCAAGATGCGGCGCGGACGGTTGACGCCAATGGGCATGACCAGGCGCGCGAGGTATTCCGTCAGGCTGGTGGGCTTGACAGTGGGGTGCATGACGATGTGTTCGGCGTCATCCCGGCCGTGCTCGTGTGCGCCGATCTCCCGCTTGGGATGGGCAGTGCCGCAGATGCGGCAGTAGAGCCAGCGATCACGTCCCGATGCCTTCGCGGCGTAGAAGAAGCGGGCGGCGGTCCCGGCGTCATCATAATGGCTCTCGATTTGGTTGCGGCGGCGCTCTCCCCAGCCACCAGAATAGACAACCCCTGTGCCTCCCGGCCTACGGTCATCCTCACCCTTCGAACGCTTCTCGCAAGGCCTGCTGGTGTCAGGCAGCGCGGCGAACTCGGCTGCCACTTCGTCCGACCCGTCGTGAATGACGTTGATCGGGTGCTGACCCTTATCGCCGCCGCGGGCGATGCGGCACCCTTCGATGTTCAGCCCTCCGGTGCCGTGTTTGGCGATGTTGCCCGCCAACGTACCGTCCAGCGGCTTGCGTGCGATGATGACAGGCTCCCATCCCGGCCTGATCTGCGCCTCATGCTTCGCCAGTCCGCCGCCATAGACCCAGGCTGGATAATGGTCCGACCCATTCAGCGACCGGATGCACTCGCGGATTTCAAAGCCCGCCAACCGCAATGCCACTACCATCAAGTCCATGGACCGCGTGCCAGCAAACACTAGCGCGTGACCGCCGGGCCTCAGAGCGCGGAGGACTTCGCTCCAGCACTCGGGACCGGGCACCCAGCCGTCCCAGCCGCGGCCCATGAAACCCCGCTTGCGCGGCCGATACGGCTGCCCTGCCAGCCACGCTGTCAGGCAAGCGATCACGTCCCGGTGCCGATGATCGCTCAACCCGTAAGGCGGGTCGCACAGCACCGCGTCGACGGAGGCATCAGGGATCGTCGGCAGGACGTCCAGGACGTCGCCGGTGAAGACGTTGTACATGGCTGCCTCAGAAGGGCTGGTGCGAGGGGGGTGGCTACTCGACTATCGCGGCAGGTACCGGGCGATCCGGCCTTCGAACCGGAGCGTCCGCCTGAGCGGCAGGGCCTTGTCAGCGGCCTGCCAGTGCCAGGACCGGCCGGAGCGGTCCGTCCAATAGACGTGCGGGCCGCCGAAGTCGGAACGCGTGACGCTGATGCGGACGCCTTGCGGATCGCGCCACCACGCTGCCAGAGCGACGGCGAGGCAGTTCGAGCGGCGAATCGGTTTGCTCGATTTCGTCGTCTTGGCGTCGCTCTGCTGGAATGGCCGCGCGGACTTCATTCAGGGTAGCGGGTATGGAATCCGCTCAAAAACACATAAGCGCCCTTATGGAAATTCTGTGAACCAGATTCCTCAAGGCGTTGACCAAGATCCCGTTCCGACACCCCATTCCTAAAACTACATTTAGTGGGTCGGTTGCCGCCCTGATCCGATTCGGCGCCATCCTGATGTGGGAACATCTACCCTCCGGAATCTGCTTGACAGGCGGTGGGGAATGCTGACGCCTTGGCTTGAATTCAGGGAGCGCAGGCGCTATTATTCTCGACAGGGCGTTGGTGAAAATTGCTGCGATGCCGGGTAGCCTTCGGGTCCGCTGGGGTGCTTCGCTCCCAGGCCAACGCCCTCAAACCTTCCGTCCCGCTCGGATCAGACTACCCTTGTTGGGGAAGTCGTAGACCTGCTTCGCTCGCATGCGGTGGAAGGACGACAGGTAGACCTCCTTCCGATCTCCCGTCACCTTGATCACTGCGCAGCGCCAGATCCCGTCGATGTGCGCGACCACAACATGGTTGTCTCGGTCGGTTCGGACCTCCCCGTGATCGAGAAGATCTTGGAGAAGAGCGAAATCCTCGCTGGTCCACTTGTGCTTCTTGTGACTGTCCCTGGTGTCCGAGGAGAGGAACACGCGGGTCGTTTTGGCCCCCAGATGAGCCTGGATGTCGGCTGGTAGCGTGGCAACCACGACCAGCCCGGACGCATCAGATTCGAGGAAGTCCTTCACGCTGTCGCCGTTCCCGCCGCCATTTTCTGGCCCGAACGTAAACCGGCCGCGGGCGTCATGGTAGCGGTTATGCTTCGTCAGCGCCTGATGAAAAGGGCCGGGCCCAGCCGCGGGCGCGCCTCCTTCTTCAGCGTCGATGCCGCCGGGGATCGGCCCGCCGGCCAGCACCGCCAGCGCTTCCCGATATGCCGGATCGTCCGGCAACATCCGGCCAAGCGTCTCGATGTCTTCGGGCGCAGCCTTGGCGACCTGCCCTGGCTTGGAAGAGCGTTTGGCCGGCGGCTTGGTCTCGCTTGCTTCCGGCGCGGCGTCGGCAAGCCCGTCACCTTCATCGCCCCCGCCTGCTTGTCCTGGCTTAGCCGGAGGCGTCTTGCTCGGCGATCCCGGCGGCGGCTGGTCTGTCGGCCCCGTCTCCGCCGTGCGCGGCTTGAGCGGCAGGTTCGCCTTCGTGCGCAGCGCATCTTCCAGCGTGTCGTCCATCTGCATGCCGGCCGCGGTCATCGCGGACAGGAAGGCGGACAGAACCTGAAGGTTCTCGTTGTCGAGATCGTCATGCTGAAGCGCGGGCATCGTGTCGCGCGGCAGGCCGTTCACCGCCCATATGCGCGGCAGGACGATCCGGTTCACAGCGTCCCTGATGCTACCCAGGATCGCAGTACCGGCCTCTTTGAAAAGGTCCGTCTTGTCGACGCTGAGCGCGAGCGCTCCTTTGTTATTGTGGCCGAGTAAAATGAAGTCCGCCAGCGCGACGGCGGTGATCTCCTGCTTCTTCCGGGCGATGATCGGGGTGAAGTCGCCCGTGCGCCTGCCGTCGGCGACGGTGTAGCTGACCGTGTAGGCGTCGACTTTTTCCCCATCTTTGTTGAGGATTGTCGGGAGAACGATGTAGCCGGCCCGGTCCTCGGAGATCTGCTGCGCCAGCCTTTCCCAGACCGCCAGTTTGGTCGGGTCGTTATAGGCATCCACATGAATACCCAGCGTCACGATGCCGGACGCGCGGACCGCAATGGAAGCCTCGGCGTGCTCGAACACGCGAAGCTGCTCGTAGGACCGGATGGCCGCTTCCAGAATCGACTTGCCTTCCGGGTTGCCGCTGTTCGGCGTCGTCCGGAGCAGCACCAGCCGATCCATCGGAACCTGAATTTCCCGGCCTCGCATAGGGTCGAGCTGGTAGAGGCCGAGCAGGTCATCCGTCTCATCGTCGAACCACCAGCGCTGGACGGTGTCCTGCCGGCGGAGCGCGATCTTCTTCAGGCCGATCCGGCCGTCGTTGTAGATGCTGCCCTTGAGCGGGTCCATGCCCTTGGCGGTGCCGGATCGCTTCTTGTAGACCATCTCGAAGGGGGCGAAGCCATAGGGCAGCATCGAAGCCGCGTCGGCTATGAAGTCGTTCCAGGTGTGCTCCATGTCCTGGAAGAGAACGCCCTCAGCAAAATCGCGGGCGTCCTTATGCTCCTGGGTGTCGTCGGTCGCCTCGACGCGCCAGTTGACCGACCGGAGCAGCGTCGTCAGAGCGAACAGCATCGCCGCGACCGTCGGGTCCTTGGTCATCTTGCGGTACTGCCGGACGGCTTGCAGGCCCTGGAGCCTCGTGTCCTCGTCGTCATACACATAGCCGCCCCAATGCCGAAGGCCGCCGCGCCCGACTTCGGTCAGCAGCCCGGCTTGGCTGCCGGCCTTCTCGATCACGGCAGGGGCGGAAGCGGGTTGGTCGGTCATCGGCGGAACTCTGGCTGTCGAGGTTGTGGGACGGCGCCGCGGCTCAGCCGACGGTCGGGCGCCCTCCCCAGATCGGGGTGATCGAAGGCAGGACGAATGCGGTGACGGGCTCCGGTGCGAAGGACAGCACCAGCGCTTCGGCGTAGTCGGGAGAAGGGATGCCTCGGCGCTTCAGCGAGTCCTTGGACTCCACGGCGATCAGCCCCCTCCCGTTGCGCAGCATCTTCGGGACGGGGAGCTGGCCGGTCAGTTCTTTACTGCCTTCCGGCAGAACGATGACATCCTGCAGAGGATGCTCGACGCCCTTCGAATCCCCTTCCAGGAACTGCACGAGCTCGTAACTGCGCTGGAAGGCGCACCGGACCATCCACCACAATTCGGCCTTGAGGTTGGCGAACATCTCCTTCGATGTCCGACCGTCCGGCCATTCGGCGTCCGTCGGCGGGTTCCCGACGTTGATCGGGTAGACCTTGAGGCCCGTCTTTCCGGCATGCATCAGAGTGCTGGTGACGGTGTTGCCAACGCCGATGGAATCGTAGTTCATGATGCCGCAGCCGGCGGCGCGGGCATCCTCGATCGCCTCGTGCGTCGTGGTGATGTTGTCCGCGGAGTTCCAGGCCTTCGGCATCAGCACCAATGGCCCCATGCGCTTCACCAGCACGGTCTTGCCGCTGCCGCCGCCACCGACGTCCAAGCCGGCCACGCCGACGGCTGACGGCTTGAGGCGGTCGCCCAGCAGCTTCCCGAGCTTGACCGCGGCGTTGACCCACGGGCCGGGAATGAAGACGCCCTCCGCCGACGCACCGTAATCGATCTCGTATTCCTGTGCCCAGGTCACCGGGTCCGTCGTCGCCTTCTTCCGGCTGATCCATTCCGGCGTCTTGCGGGGGTCATCTTCCAGGCGGAAGGTGAAGACCTTGACGTCGTCGTTCTGCCGCTTCCGATAGAACAGGTTGCCCATGCCGTTGGCCGACGAGATCCAGCCGCGGCAATCGGCGTTGCCGATGATAGCCGCTTCGACCTTCTCAGCCCGCTCGATGTGCGCGCCCTCATCGACCACATACATGGCAGAGCGACCGCCACGGCCCATGTTCGGGCCGCCTTCACCGCTGATCACGCTGCCGTTGGCCGGGTTCATGAGCCGCATGTAGAGGCTGTGCCGCCGCTCATCGAAGCCGGCGGGGAGCATCCAAAGCGGCAGGCGGCGAAGGATGATCCGCAGCTTCTCGAAGATCGTGTCCGGGTTGCCCGCCTTGTCGACGGCATCCTCGACGCGGGAACCGAATGTCACCTTGAAGGCGTCCCGAAACAGCCACCGATGAAGGGCGAAGGCGACGGTCAGGTAGGAGGCGCCGGCGTCTCGGCACTTCTCCACCAGCCATTCATCGCCTTTATCTACCCGCTCCTCCAGCCACAGCAGGAACTCCGCCTGCTTCGGGAACAGGTCGAAGGGCATGTAAGGCGACCTGCCCTTCCCGATCTCGCGAGGATCGTAGGTCCAGCACCAGTCGTTGACGAAGTCGACGCAGCTATTGCTTATGTGCGCCAGCGTCAGCGCCTGGAGCTTCTTGTCCGCTGCCGTCCGCTGGGCCAGTTCTAACCGTCTCAGCATAGAGTCGCGCAAGCTCAGCCGGGTCCATGTTGGTGTAGCCGGATTTCTTGACATCGACCGTGTGCTCCGCATCCACCTTGATTGAGCTGCCATCAGGCGCGCTGTGGCCCTGGTTCTCGGTGGTCTGCCCCAGCGCCAGCCGGCCGATCCGCTGGGAGCGTTCCAGCGTGCCAGCGAGGCTCAGCAGCTCCTTCGGTGCCAGCGGGCTCGGATCGACCGCTGTGCCCGTGGCAACGTCCGGCACCTTCTTGCGGGACCGGGTGATGGTGACAGCGACCTCCGCCTGGAGCGCCTTGGCCAGCGTCAGGCAGGTCGTGTCGAATTTCGCCCGCTCCCCTGCGATGACGTGCATCCGGAAGTCCGGCACGCTGCCCGGCTCCGCTTCTGACGCCGGCTCGACCGTCACCCCTTGAGCCTTCAGGTCTTCCTTCAGTTCCCGCGCCGTGGCTTCGACGCCCGGTGCGTTCGGCAGCATCTTCGCCTTCCGGACCTCGGCCGCTTCCGCCAACCGCTCCTGGTAGATCGCCCGCTCAGACGCCCAGCCTTCGTTGTTGATCCACCGGGAGATGGTTTCGCGCGTCGGCCCGAACTGCTTCGCCAACTGCACGGTGTTCGGATAGATCAGCGTGCCGTCGTCCTGAAGGATGCCCTCGACGTAGGCCTTCTTGACGGCCGCTTTCGGAGCCTTCGGAGGCTTTGGGACTTCTTTCCTTCTTGCCAGAGGCATGTGTGATCCTCCCGAATGTCACGCGAGGTCGAGGCCGTGACGCCTTTCCGACCCCTTCGGCCACAATTCAATCATTTCAACATTCTAGCCCGTGCGCTCTGGCGTGATCCGGCCCGCGAGCGTGATGTTTCAGGCGGTCGGCGTGACGGCTCGTGATGATCCGCGACGCCTCCTTTACCCTTCGATCAGCCATCCGGCGAATTCACCGAAGCGGAACCATTCGACGGCATCACGGCCGATCACATCCTCCGTGATAGGGCGCTGCACGCCGCAGAGGCTGAGCTCCTTCGCGACGATCTCCGCCGGGTCGACACCGGCCGAGACCTTGCCGGCCAGCGTCAGGCGCCAGAGGACCGTCGCGGGGTAACCGGCGGCAGCTTCGCACTTGTCGAAGACGATCAGCGCGCCGCCCGGTTTGATCCGCTCCCGCAGTCGCTCAATGAATGCGGCCCGTCGAGAGACCGGCAGAAACATCAGCAGGAGGAAGCAGACACCGAGATCGAAGCGCTCATAGTCATAGGCGAGCGCATCGGTCTGGATGACCTCCCCCGGCCCATCATAGCGGGCAACCATCTCGGCGGAGGATTCGACGGCCACCAGCCGGGCTCGGCGGTCCTTGAGGGTTTCGGCCAGAGCTCGCCCGACATTCCCCGTCGAGGCGCCGATATCGTAGACCAGCCCGCCAGCCGGGATGTAGTGCCTGGCGATGTGGGCTATGGCGCCGGTGGCAAGATCGTACCAGGGAAGCTGCTCCCGGACATGGCGGTCAAAGGCGGCGGCTATGCCCGCTTTCTCGAAGGTCCAGTTGCGGGGAATCTCCAAGCTGGGAATTTCAGATTTCCCGGTTTCCAGAATTTCAGGTTTTGGGTTCATGGCACGATCCAATTTCCGTTGGGGAAAGCTGATCGCGCGTGCTTGCTCACGCAGGATTTTATGAGGCTCGGCAAAGCCTGGAAATGCGGCTGTTCCTGCCTCCGGAAATTTCCAGACCAGGGGCCTGCATTGCACTGTACAGCGATGCATTCGCACCAAATAGTAGCATCATCGCGAAACACACAACGCAAAGGATGCTACAATGATTGACCTGTCGAAGCTCACTACCAAGGAACTGGTCGTGCTCTTCAATCAGCTGTCCAGCGGGACCATCACCCGCTTCGAGAGCCACACCGTCGGGGTTGACCGGATCACCAAGCTGGTCGCCAGGATGCAGGCGGACCAGACGACCGTCCTGAAGGCGATGAAGGCGGCCGGACTGGAATTCCCTCCCGGCTGCGACCTCAGCGAGGCCGACATGACCGATATCCCGGCCGGACCGGAAACCACGTTGGCTCCGTCCGATCCCGTGACCGTGCCGCCGGCCGTTGCCATCCCCCAGGAGGAGGAGGCTCAGGCTGGCGCGGCGTCCGAAATGGGCGAAGCGCCAAGTGCGGTGGCGGTGACCGGTGGCGAGGGCTCGGAGACGGAAGTCAGCACCGCTCCGAAGGAGGAACTGAACGAGAACGACCGGCGGGTTCTCGGCTTCATGAAGGCCATCGGCCCCTGCAAGTTCGGTGCGGTTCGCGACCGGTGGAAGAAAGAGGATGGCGGTTTCGCCAGGCTGGCCCCGACGCAGCAGAAGGGGATGATCCGCCGGAGTGTCCGGAAGCTGGAAGGCGCGGCGATGATCAGCAAGGAGGGGATGATCTTCACCGTCCGCGCCTCCTGATCAACGCCTGCCACCCCTGGGGCGCTCACGCGCCCCGGGGCAGCCTTCTAAGGACACCGTCCCGCACCGCCCCGGCGATGTGCATCATCATCACCGGCGGAACCGCCCGGCCGAGCCGCTCCCATTGCTGCTGGTAGGTCCCGGTCAGAACGAAGTCATCCGGGAATCCGCAAATCCGCCGAAGTTCCGGAATTGTGAATTTCCGCTTTTCCGTCGGGTGGACAACGCCGGCAATCGAGCCGCTACCACCCGATGCCGTGATCGTCGGGCAGGGACCGTCGAGCGGCGGCTTGACCAACTGGAAGAAGCGGTCGGACTGTTCCCCCGGTTTCAGCTTGTCCCATTCCTCTCCAATCGCGAAGCGGCTGATGTCCGTTTCCGCCTCGACGCCGAATTGTGATGTGTTCATCCCGTTCCCGCCGCCAGCCATGATGGTCGGACATGGGGAATTTGACGACACCATTCGCTCTCCGGAAAAGCCGCTCTCCCGAATTCCGCCGATGCCGCAAATCCAAGGGATCGCGTCTCGGACCGTGTACCTGAACGGCAGCGGTTTCGGGAACGCCGGCGAGAAACAGAGGTCTTCCCGGACGCCGACGAAAATCAGCCGCTGGCGGGCTTGCGGGACACCGAGCCATTGCGCATCGAGGAGCTTGGCCTCGACGCGGTAGCCGCGCTTCAGCGTCTGGAGAATTTCCAGGAAATACCCCTTGGCCGTTCCCTTCACCAAACCGGAGACGTTTTCCGCCACGAAGGTCTTCGGCCTCAGCCCCTGGATCAGCCGGGCGTATTCGAAGAACAGGTCGTCGGTACGCTGCTCGGTGTCGCTGTACTTCTTGACCCTGCCCCACCCCGCCTCCCGCTTTCCGGAGGTCGAGAAGGAGGCACAGGGCGGCGAACCGTCGAAGAGGTCCAGCTCTCCCGGCTTCATGCCGATGGCGTCGAGGATATCCGATGCCTTGACCTGCCGGATGTCCCGCGGGTCGACGATCGTGTAGGGGGACGCGTTCGCCCGGTAGGTGTTCCGCGCCGCCTCGATGAATTCCGATGCCCAGAGCACCCGGAAGCCGGCCATGCGGTAGCCGAGGGACGAGCCGCCGCAGCCGCTGAAGGTCGAGGCGACGGAAAAGCCGTTCCACGGGAGCGCGGCAACCTCTGCCATGCTGGGCACTCGATAGGGAGGCTTGCCATCAGGAGGCCGCATAGGCTCCTCCTTCCCGTCCCTCTCGATGACAATGCGGAACGGTCTGGTGGTGAGAGTGGGGAGCGGCCGACCGGCGACTTCGATGAACTCGTGGGCAATCCCAGGAAACCGCCGTATCCGTGACTGATCGCCGCCCAACGGGAGGCCTCCATCGCGCTCCACCCAGATGCGGACACTCACTCATCGCCCCCACCCGCGTTTGGCTTTCCCGACCAGCGATAGCCGCATTTCGGGCAGCAGTACTGGGTCTCGATGTCCTCCCCAAAGGATGGGAAATCAGCCGGTGGCGTAGGCTCCTGCGGTGGGCTTGCTGGCTGCTGGGGAGCCGCGTTCGAGGGAGGCGCCTGACCACCGCTGTTCCCGTCCAGAAGGTCGCCAGCCTGCGGCTGTTCGTCGAAGCTGGAGAGATCGACATCCCCGCTGATCTCCGCCAGCAGCGCCATGAGCGAGGTATCGGTGACTGACACCTCGGCAAGCAGACGCTGGAGAGCTTCGGTGTCGACCTCCGCCAGTTCGGTCAGCGGATCGAGCGTGGCAAGGACCAGCGCCTCTTCATCCTCGCTGAGGTCGACGATGATGACTGGCAGCATCTCCTGACCGTCCCGCCGGGCCAGATCGAGACGGGCGCGGCCATCCACGAGTCGGTTCGTCCGCTCGTTGTAGATGAGCGGCTTGACCAATCCGACGTGGTCGAGAGCAGCCCGCAGCGCATTGCGCTGCTTTTCAGGATGCGTTCGCCAAGCTCTTGGATTGTCGAGAATTTCCGCCACCGGCATGAGCCGATAGGCGACGATGCGGATCTTCCAAGGCCCCGGATTGGCCGGGGTTGCAATACTATTGTGTGACATTGCTTCACAGCTCTGCAACTATCCGCGCGTCGCTCTGCAGGCGATGGCGGGATGGCCGGATCAACCGGCTCTGGTCAGGCTGTGCGTGCTTGACTCACGCGGCGAAGAGGGCCGGCAAGCCCCCAGTAGCCCTCGCCTCCCGATGAGGCGCGAGCGAGCGCAGCGGCATAGCGTCGCGCTGAATTCCTGTTGAATTGAAGCTGGGGCCGGCTCGATCCGCACCGTCACCGCACCAGGCCAGCGCCTGGATGTTGGGACCGGGTCTTGGCGAGCCACGACGCCCCGCTTCGTACCTTCCGGTGTCATCGTCCCCGCGGTGCCGACACGTATGCGACGCTCCGCTTGGGGATGCTGGTTCTGCTGCCCGGACACGGTGCCGGGCTGGCGGGGTTATGGTCAGCGGGCGCCACCCGCATGCGCTACTTCATCGCCCCTCCATTCCCCCTCTCCGGGTCTGGAACGTTTCAGGAACTCCACCGCATGTTCAGCAGCGCGGCGGGACGCCGCCGACCATGTTCGACCGCACGCTGAAGATCAGGTGTGGGCCGAAGTTGAAGGGCTCGATACGGGTCTCCACCTTGGGGTATCCCTGGGAGACCCAATATTCCTTGATGCGGGCAGCCAGAATTTCGGCGCCCGCCTGTGACAGCCCATTGGGCTGGCTGGGATTCCCATCCGCCATCGGTGCGATCCTGAATTTGAAATTGTGGGAAGCGGAGGCGCCGGTGAATGCGCCGTCACGCAGGCAAAAGACACATCCCCTGCCCGGCCTGAGCCACCAGTCAGCGATTAGGTCAGAAGGCGGAAGGGAAGTTGGAATCTCGGGAGGATCATTTTTGCGTAGACACACTACGCCCTCACGGGTTGACACTCTCTCGTCAGGAGAATGTGGTCAACCCGAAATCCTCACCGTTTTCGATTTTAGTGGAATTATTCTCGCGTGAAATATTTTCCATTGCCCGCTGAGTGGAGGAAGTAACTATCCTCGTTGCTTCAGCCTTGAGTGCTTGCAGGTATCCCGACGCGGCAGAAATCGATGTGTCAACCAACTCCGCAACATTTGGCGCCCGGACCGCCCAGTGCCGGAATTCAGCCGCCTTCCCCGGAACCGGTTGCTTTCTCGGTGCCATACGGTCACCGATCCAGGCCTTCAGAGCCGGGTCATACCGGCAGGCCATCTTGAAGCGCCGGGAGCCGACCAGGAATGACAATTCCACGGCCCCGGCAACGCGGATTTTCAGCCCGTGCCGGCGGTGATTGTGCTCAATCGACGGGGCTTCGAGATGTGCATGCAGCGCCGCGAGCCCCTGCACCAGGACGGTCTCAGCCTCCTCCAGCGTCAGCCAGCGCTGCCCGCCCGGCATGCGGAAGTGACGGTAGACGGCGAAGGTGTCCAGCGGCATCTGTGCGCCGGCAACGCACCATACCGCCATGGCGGCCGGTGATGCGGCGCCTCCAAGCGCATCGAGGAAGGTGAAGACCCAGCGGCGCTGCTCCTCCACCTCCTTGCCGATCACCTTCTCAGCTGCGCCGGCGGAGCCGCGGATCTGACCATAGTCGGTCCCGCGGCCGAGATTGAACTGCGCCTCAGCGAAGCGTTCTGCAAAGACCTCTCCTGCCGTGTATTGCCCAACATCGATCCTGTGGGCCCGGCGCAGGAGCTGGAGGGACGTCCGCACCTCACCTATCGGGCTCCCCCGTTCACCGTCCGCATCGACCAGCATTGTGCAGAGGGTGCCGCTGTTGCCGGCCCGGCGGTAGTTCACCACCTGCCGCCCCCCGCCCAGCGGGTCGGTCTTGTCCTTGCGGTAATCGATCGGCTCCATTGTTTCGGCGGCCATCAGGACAGCGCGCCGCCGCCCGTCTTCCGACCGGACAGCGGTGCGCAGCGACGAATTTCGGAACGCAAGCATGGAGCGGGTTTCCTTGGTGGTCTCGATGATGCGGGGCCAGTCACCGGCACCATCCAGGCGGAAGAATCGGGAATGGCGACCGGCATCCGCACTGTCGGCATGGTCGGGGTCAGCAAGTTCAAAAATCGGCGGGAAGCCGAGGTCACCTCGGCGCACGGCCATCCGGTCCGCGTCGACGATGCGGATCTCGTTAATGCCTTCCAGCGGCAGCCTGGGCCCCAACGTCCAAGCGCCATCCCTTTCCGGCGCTTTCTCGGCACGAGCGAGGACGTCGGCCTCCACGTAGAACGGCTCGACCGGCTGTACCACCTGTGCACCGCCATCATCATCCCACTGATCGGAGCCGCCTGCCCCAGCGTCTGGCGGCTCGACGACGCGGGTCAGCTCCTTCAGCACACCGCTGGCAAAGGCGAAACCGTCGCGACAGACCGCAGCGGCCGCGCGAGCGTTGACGCTGTCAAGCCGCGCGGCAGTGCGCGCCGGATGTGCCCATGGGAATTCGCGAGTGCTCCACAGGGAGAGCCCGGCGGCGATCCGGTCGAGGTGATCCGACTGCCGCTCATGCACTCGCGCCTGTCGGCGAAGCCGATCTGCCATTGAGCGCCAGAACGTGCAGCACCACTCCACGGCATCCGGCTCAACCGGTACCAGTGCGGGGCTTACGACGGTATGAACCGGCGGATTGTTCCGCTGTCCATTCGCCACCTCAACCGCGACCATTTCCGACAT